AATCCTTGAAATATGGGCGCAGTTTGTTCATGTCGAGTTTGTCTCGGTCGACGAGTTCGACATAGCCTACCTGTGCCATCGTGTTGAGAACACCGCTATCGAAACGCTCGCGCACCATCTCTGCTGGGCCGTCGCAGATATTGTACGCGTGATAAGCCTCTAGGCTCATGTTCGAGTAGATGCCTGGAACGGAAATTTGCTCGCCTGACCATTTTATTGACTTCATGCTTATCCGGTTTAGACGCACAGCCCTACATCTTGTGGTCACGGGAAAACCAGCGTTTTGCCATTCCACGCACAGTCTGGAATGTTCATTTTGATGTAGACCAAAATCTCGGCGCCCAGCGAGGCGCGCTTGGCCTCATAGTCGGCGTCCAGCGAGGCGAGCTTGGCCTTGTAGTCGGCGTCCAGCGGGGCGAGCTTGGCCTTGTAGTCGGCGTACAGCGGGGCGCGCTTGGCCTCATAGTCGGCGTCCAGCGGGGCGAGCTTGGCCTTGTAGTCGGCGTACAGCGGGGCGCGCTTGGCCTTGTAGTCGGCGTCCAGCGGGGCGAGCTTGGCCTTGTAGTCGGCGTACAGCGGGGCGAGCTTGGCCATCGCCTCGCAACCGCCAAGATAGATCATGTTGTGAAGGCGGATAGCCACTTCGTTCTTTGGCTTCCTCCGCTTCACATAATCAATGCGCTCATTTACGTCATACGTCTCCTCGTACATTTGTTCGTGGTGTAAGAACGCAAACCAACCTTTTGTTGGGCCGGTGTAGTTGTAACGCCCCGGAAATAACGTGTTCTCGATCTTCTTGCGATTAGGATGGTTAATCATCGTCATGTCCAAGCCCCTGAAATCCCCGAGGCGCAGGAAATCAACATCTAGTAGTTCTCAGCATTTGTGTGTCTCAACCGGATAAGCATGATTGACTTGATTGTCACTTGATCACCGTATCCGCACGCATCTCTATGATCGCGCCATCCATCGGCTTCTTGTGGGCTGTCGCTTTGGCATATTGGGTAAGCGCGCGCAGCAGTTCGGAATCCTTGAAATATGGGCGCAGTTTGTTCATGTCGAGTTTGTCTCGGTCGACGAGTTCGACATAGCCTACCTGTGCCATCGTGTTGAGAACACCGCTATCGAAACGCTCGCGCACCATCTCTGCTGGCTTCTGCATCGTGGCAATGCGGGCCTCGTCGGCGGCTGCTGCTGCCATGAGAGTTTCGACGCGGGCACTCTCGGCGGCGATGCCGTGTTGCTCGGCGCGCTGCTCGTGCGCCTCGATGTTCTCTGCCTTGCGGGCCCTGGCTGCTGCGGCTTCAGCTTCGCGTGCCGTGGCTTGTTCCGCTGCCATCTTGTCGGCTGCATCGCGGGCGGCGCGCGTGGTACGCTCGAATTCCTCTCGGCGCCGCTGTTCCTCGGCCAAGCGGCGCTTTTCGTTGTAGGCATGTACGCGAGCGTGAAGGATAGCTGCGCCCTTGTCGAGCCGATCCATGAGGCCCTTGAAATACTGGTCGACTGCGTTTCCACCGCGCAGAAACGGCTCTTTTTCACGGACCCTAAATGCTTCGGCTCGGCTGCTGGTATCGCGCATTGCCTTGATGGCGAGCGAAAGCTTTTCGGAATCTTCCGGATTCTCGACTGCCTTCGGCAAATCCTGGGCTTGCTTGAGTTGGTCGGTGGTCGTTGCGGCGAGCTTGGCGTAATTTGCCGCCATCTCGTCGGTGACGCGATTGGCGTAATCCGGCGCTTGATTTGAACCGGGTATCGCGCGCGGGTTCTCGGCCGCGTCAGGCTGGCGGGCTGCTGTCTTAGTGGTCATGGGGATTTTCTCCAGACGCTGTGAATTTTGCGCAGGGTGACTGTCCTCCAAGTCGTTTTCGGTGTCAAGCGGGAAAACCCGATTTGCCTCTTTACATGATATTTTTATTGCCCCTATATGTGGTGCATGAAGATCGAGCCGGTACTACGGGATAATCTGAGCATCTTGGCGAAAGCCTATTGCTCCCACACTGGGGCAACGCTCGGCGTGCTGTCGCGGCGTAGCCACGGAGATCCGCCGTACTTTGAGCGGCTGATGGCCGGGGAGGGTACGGTGTCGGCTCGGGCCTATGACAAGCTGATTCCCTGGTTTGAGAAAAACTGGCCCAAGGGCGTTCCTGTGCCCGTAATTTGGGCCATTATCTGTCATCCCCCCTGCAACCCGCAAAAGGAGCCAACATGGCACCGCGAAAGAAGCCCGGCCCAAAGCCGGAAAAGCAAGAAGCCGTTAAATCGTCGGAAGTCACCGGCATGATTACCAAATCCGCCCTCGCTGGCATTCTAACGCTGGATAAGCGGACCAAGACTGCTCAATCCGAGCTCGCCGGCGAACTTGGCTCGGCTATTGCCAAGGCGGTCGAGCGTTTTGGCACCAATCGCAAGGCTTTGGGCATAATTCGGCAGTTAAACCGGATGGAACCCGAGAAACTGGCCGATTTCCTTGACCATTTCGACTATATGCTGGACGTCAGCGGGCTCGAAAAGCGAGCCGAATCGGTCCAAAGGCTGCCTATGGGGGATGCTGTGGAACCCGAGGAGGAGGTCGATATCCCCGCGGAACCCGATGCCAAGGTGTCCCGGCCTCAATTCGGGGCCAAGGCGGCGTCCGAGGTTGCCTAGTGGGCCTCGCGCTCGACCTGTTCAGTGTGATGCCTGGGGCGGCCACAGAGGCCGTCCCGTTCGTTTCCGTGAGTATGGCTGGGCCACCGTGCGGGAAGGGCCGCCCACGCTTCCGCTGGGTGCCTCCTGGGGCCAGTGGAAGGCCTGGATTTGTCCATACCTATACCCCGGCGCAGACGGTATCGATCGAAACTGCCCTAAAGTGGAAGGGGAAGGCCGCCATGCGCGGTCGGCCCCTCTTGGAAGGCCCACTGGCGGTTCGGCTGTTTGCCATGATGCCGGTGCCACAAAGCTGGCCGAACAAACGGCGGGATGCGGCACTCACTGGCCTGATTTTCCATACCAGCACGCCCGATGGTGACAATATTTTCAAGCTGGTGGCAGACGGGCTAAATGGCGCGGTTTATGTGGACGATAAGCAAATCGTGCGCCATGCGGTATTCAAGGAATACGCTGAGAACCCCGGCCTTATCGTCGAAGTTTACAAACTGGATTGACCTTTGCGGGTTTTCCCGTATATGTCGATTATCCTAGGAAACCCACCGCAATGGCTAATACCAAAAAATCAGAATATCAGGCTTTTCTTGCCAGTAAGGCAATCGTGGCTCAATCGCGTGGCCGGGAAACTGATGCCGCCTAGTGTCCCCTCTGCCGCCTGACAACCATTAGTGGTGTCTGCGATTATATCAGACACAACATCTAGATTCCACACCATTAGTAGATTAGCCATGCCAAAAAATCTACATATAGACGCACCAAAACCGTCCATCATTTGTTCTTATTCTACTAAATGTAGTGGGTTTCTACCTTAGACACTAGATATAGTGGGTACGTATTATGGAACATCTTGGTACAATCAGCCCTAGTGGGAATGGGATTAAAGACCGACCCACCATCCCTAGTGGGTATCGCGTTCGACTAGGCACATTATCTTGTGTGACTTGACAGCCTATTTTTGGCGCTATCTCCTACGCGCGGTTCCTCCCCACCGAAGATTCTCCAAGCGTCGAAGATCATCAGTTGATCTCTGGTCTTGATACCTTCTGCCACTGAAAGCCTCTGCCTCGCTGACGAGCCGAGAAGGAGGGCGGTAGTTGTTGAAGGGCGATAAAAATGGGGAAATGGGATTAAATTCATGGCCATAGAATTATGGGATCACCAGAAAGCGGCGCTAGACGCCCTGCGGTTATCGGTGCGGCAGGGGGTTAGGCGCATAGTGCTGCAAAGTCCGACAGGGTGCCATGCTCCTGGCACATCGATTCTTATGTTTGATGGCAGCATTAAGCCAGTCGAGGAAATTAAGATCGGCGACAGAATTATGGGGCCAGATAGTTCCCCTCGATATGTTTTGTCTCTCCACCACGGCAAGGATGAGATGTTTAGAATCGTCCCGAATACTGGAGGGGCACCGTTTATAGTTAACGGAAATCACCTTTTATCGGTCGAGCAAACATCACTCCCAGATTCGGATTGGAGATCAATTTACAATAGTGAGTGGACTGTTGTCTCAGTTCTAGAGTGGCTGGCAGAGACTAAAGAATTTCGTCATCTGCACAAATTGCATAGAGCGAACGCGATAGAGTTCTCTAGCGACCGAGAGGCCAGAGAAATATTTGATCCGTATTTGCTCGGGTTGATTTTAGGAGATGGGAGCATTGTTAAGGGAAGCCCAAGCGTTTGCACCGATGATATCGAGGTAGTTGATGCGCTAGGTGAGATAGCAACCAAGTACGGGGTGTCTGCCAAACTAATAAAACAAGCCGCTAAGAGGACACCACAATATTCATTAACTGGGCCACGTGGGAGGTCAAACACAGTCATTGATATTTTGCGGTCCCTAAAGCTGTGGGGATGTAGAAGCGGGACAAAATTCATTCCGCATATTTTTAAGACAGCATCGCGGGATGATCGACTCGAATTGCTCGCAGGAATTTTGGACACCGATGGGTACCTTTCTGGGAAGGGGTTTGATTATATCTCAAAATCAAAAGACCTTGCTGATGATGTGGCATTTATCGCCAGATCACTAGGTTTTTGTGTTTCAGAATCTCAAAAGATTATCAGCAGCGGAGATTACGCAGGGAATATTTATTATCGGCTCAATGTGTGGGGCGATACAAATTTAATTCCAACTCGGATCGCTCGCAAAAAAGCGGACAAGAGACTGCAAATAAAATCACCATTACTGAGTGGGTTTGTCCTTGAAGCGGCAGGCGTTGGAGAATTTTTTGGGTTCGAGGTAGATGTTGACAATCTTTACCTCACTGCCGATTTTACGGTTCATCATAATAGCGGAAAAACCAAGATTGCGGCGCAAATTGTCGATGGCGCGCTGAGGAAAGGCAACCGTCTGGCGTTCGTCGTCAGTAGCATTTCACTGATTGACCAGACGCTAGAATCGTTTGCGAGCGAAGGTATCCGCGGCATGGGCGTGATTCAGGCAAATCATGAGGCTACAGATTGGGCCCAGCCGGTGCAGATATGCAGCATTCAAACGCTAAATAAGCGCGGCAAATTTCCAGCGGCCCAGGTCGTTGTCTATGACGAGTGTCATTCGCTCCACAAAACACACAAAGATTGGATCACTCATCCAGAATGGACGAATATACCGTTTATAGGATTGTCCGCTACACCGTGGGCAAGAGGACTTGGAAAGTATTTTGATTCATTGCTGGTTGTCGATACGACGCAGAACTTAATCGAAAAAGGTTTGCTATCCAAGTTCAAGGTTTTTGCTACCGGGCATCCTGACTTGACCGGAGTCAAAATCGTAGCTGGAGATTACCACGAGAAACAATTGTCGGATGCGATGCAGAAAGGATCATTAACGGCGGATATTGTGAAAACTTGGCAATTACGCTGGGGCAAAGACAAGACGCTGATATTTGGTGTCGATCGGGCTCATGCCAAGTCGTTGCAGGAACGGTTTACGGAGAGTGGAATTAGTTGTGCTTATCAGGACGCTCTAACCACTACGCTGGAGCGGGCCGAGATAAAGCGGCAGTTTCACAATGGCGAGGTGAGGGCGATATCAAACGTCGGCACATTGACGGTAGGGGTCGACTACGATGTTCGGTGCTTGATACTGGCGAGGCCGACACGCTCTGAAATCCTTTACACGCAAATTGTCGGCCGCGCGCTCAGAACGGCGCCGGGAAAGGACTTTGCGATTCTGTTGGATCATTCCGATACGACGCAAAATCTTGGCTTGGTTACCGACATTCATCATGAACACCTCTCAGGCGGTAAAACGCCGGAGGTCGAGCGGAAGTACAAAAAGCCTTTGCCTAAGCCTTGCCCGAAATGCGCGTGTGTTCTGCCTCGCGTTGCCGGCGTATGCCCGAATTGCGGCGAGGAGATAAAGCCCCACGTTTCTGGGCTGGTTGAGATCGATGGCGAGCTTGTCGAGATCACCGCGGCTGGCTATCGCGCGGATAAGAAGTCGAGGACGAATAGGTATACCGCGACGATAGAAGAGAAAGCAAAGTTTCTCGCTGGTTTGAAATATATCGGGATCGAGCGAGGCTACAAAAGCGGATGGTCGGCAAATCAATACCGGATGAAGTTTCAAGTATGGCCAGATCACAGCATTCAAGAAATTCCGCCTTCGCCGCCAACGATGGAGGTTAAAATGTGGGTGCGCTCATCACAAATAAGATGGGCGATATCGAAGAAGAAAGACCATCATCAATCGGCTAGTTGATGATGGAGCATAAAACTATCTTGATGCAGACAGAGCCGCGTTTCGTGCATCAGCCGGGGTGCTGTTGTTGGTCGTGCATCCGAGAATTACAGCGATGGATCACGGCGACAAACTATGATCGAGAATCACGCAGAGAGGCAGAAAATAAATGGAGGGCTAAGAGGATGACATTCACGATATTGCAACAGATTGAAGAAGCCGAACGAGAAATAAAAATGCGGGTAAACGTCTATCCACGATGGGTTGGAAGTGGGAAGATGAAACAGGACGAAGCCGATCTGCACTTAGCTCGGATGAAATCGATCCTGAAAACATTGGTATGGTTACGCGATAACAAAGACACGATTAAAGAAAAGTTAACGAGTTCAAAAACATTGGATGAGGTAGCACCATGAGATTTGACAACCTCGCTCCGCTTGCTCCTTCCGATCGAATGCTCGGGCTCGCACTCATGCAATTTGTCAGGATGATTGACGAAGGAGTTGCGGTAATTCCTCCTCCGCGTGGCTGGCCGGTTGTGCCTCTCCTGCATGTGCCAATGCACGCCAATGCATATCCGTCCTCTACCGAAAAGCAGGCGCTGGATTCGCTCTGGCGTGCTGGCCGGCAATACGCCAAGGGCAATCTGACTGACGAGGAATTCGTTGAAATAGACCGGCGTTGCAATATGGTCTTGGCGCTTAAATCCGATCAAGATTAACCCAAGGGGATCAAAATGGACTATTGGCACGAAGATCAAAAAGCCGTTGTAAAAGAAAAATGGGAATCTGGCATTAGCGCAGGGACTATAGCTGCTGAGTTTTGCACAAGTCGCAGCGCCATTATTGGATTAGTTCATCGCAATCATTGGATCACGCCAAACACAATCGCAAATCGAACCGCAAATCAGAGAGAAAAGAAGGAAACGCGCCAAGTCCCTATCAACATTCAGCGAACCATGGACCGGCGCCACAGTCCGCAACCGCAGCCGCCGCTCGAGCGGGATCCGGCACCGACCGTCAATGACCTGGCGATTCCGATGAAACAACGCCGGACGTTGATGGAGCTCACGAGCAAAACCTGCCGGTTTCCTGTTGGGTATCCTGGCAGTGCTGATTTTTTCTTCTGCGGGGCCATTCCGCGCGATGACAGCCCGTATTGCACCGGGCATTATCGCCGATCAATCCAGCCGCCACGATAGGAGGCATGAACCCAATGGCTGAAAAAATGGTGAAGTATCGGGCCCTCGCCGGCGATCTATGCGATGCAATCCTGCTCGATGAATCCGATGGGCTGGCGCTGCTCGATATTACGTTCCCGAATAGCACCGAGGGCTTACGGCTATCGCGGATTCCGCTGGTGCTGGCCGATGACGGGCGCCGCGGCATTTGCTTTCGGGCTGGCGCTGCGTGATCGACGATCTTGACGAGATTCTTTCCCGCATAACTGGCGGCGCAATATCGTCCAAGGCGGCTGATCCTCCACCTGCCACAAGTGATGGCACAATGCGAGGTCGCTGCCCGAATTGCGGGAAGTTCGCAAATGCCAGAATTACGGCTGAGATAATCGAAGAGGCCGAGAAGGTTCCGCCTAAACCAGCCCCTAAGCTTGTGCCGTGGCAAAGACGTCGCCGTAGACGGTTGCCAACGGCCTAAGCCTCAGAAATCGTCCCAGGCGCGTTCTTTCGGCCTTTAGAATGTCGGGGTGCCACTTTCATCACAGGGACGCCCAACGCCCGCCCTAGGGCTTTTACGGCGGCATCCTTCTTGGATTGCCTGGGCTCTTTCCGGGTATTCTGCTGGAATCGCTGTTCGCGCTGGGCGCGGAGAGCAGCTTCCCGGGGGCCGATTGGCTTTGACATGGCCTATTTTGTCTCAGGGTGAAGCAATGCGGTCCGGTAACGCGATCTCAGCATTAGATCGGGGCACGGGCTGTCTATCTCGCTCATAAACTTACCCTCCGCGCTCTGCAAATATCCCGGCTCTCTGATGACGCGACGATGAGCTTCAACCGCTCGCCTGCGATCATCATCATAGCTCGCATTGTTGGGGGCTGAGCCACGCGCTACCGCGAGGATCATTAGGTGTTCATCGGCTCGTAACGGCATGGCTGACCTATTCCTTGGTGACGAGCATTATAGCCGCCACGGCCAAATATCCGGCAATGGTGATTATCAGCAGCATAGCAGCCCTCTATCGGTTGGTCGCGCAGGCATAACTAGGTGCCGTGCCATTCCACGGGCAGGAATGCTCCCGCTGGCTGGCAAAGGCTAGAATCGCGATCACTGTGGCGATCAGTGCGGTGCCGAGAAAGCGGGTGGCTGTGGTGTTTTTGAGCATGGCTGGCCCTTATCGTTTGAGTGCTTCATAGGCGATGGCGGAAGGGTCAGATGTCCCGTCATTAGCAATTAGTCCCAAGACGCACCGCAGATTCTCAATCTCGTCTGCGGCTTCCGCCATATCGGATATGGTTCTTTTGACGTCCAGATCAGCCGGTTTGCCGCGTGTTAATCCGCTGCCGTGGTAGGCAGGATTGCGGAGGCGTTCGACTAAAGTCATCGGCTTATCGGTCATTGGGTCATCAATCGTTGGTGCGGAGTGAGAAATCGGTCGGGCGGTGGCTTTCGACCGGCTTCGATGCGCGGTCAACGAGAACATAAGCCGCTGCGTGCATCCACTCGGCCAAAAGCTGCAATCGGCGTCCGGTGCTGGCCCGCATCCACTCGCGGCGATCCGGGATGTCGATATCGGCAGTATCGCAATCCTCAATGCCAAGGGCGCGCGCCAGCATGCGGCAGGCGTCCTGCGGCTCGGCAAGGAGCGCGGCGGTAAAGATTCGATTTTCGTTGGAAATTGTGGCGTTGGTCATTGTCGTGTTCTCCTGACGGGTTTTCCCGCAAACGGATAATGCGCTTTCTATCCCGGCTGTCAAGCGCCTTCATGCCTAGCCCAGGATAGCCGCCCATGTTGCCAGCGCGGCCACGAATAGGCCAAGTGCCACCATCCGCAATGTCTCGCCGGCGATGAACCGTGCGACACTTTGGCGGTAATGTTCTGGGCAAACATAGCGGCCATCGAGTCGGCATCCGCAGGGCAATTGTTGCATAGGGTTCTCCTTGGTTGGAGGCCCACAATCGCCGCGAAACCTTAATAAATCGTTAGTCGGCGGCCATTATGCGCGCCAAGGCGAGCTCGCGGTCTAGCCCGGCCATAATCGAAGGGGAGGCCATTCGTTCGAGGAAGGTTCGATGCGCTACAAGGGAATCGGCGTATTGGCCCAAGATGCAGCAGACTGTCTCCCGGCCGAGTGGTGTTAGGGCGCTGTGGGTTGGCGCCGAGACGTTGTGATTGCCCTTGGAATTGGTCCAAAATATCAGATCGTACCTCTTGAGAACGACCCGGCTTCCTTCCCGCGGACTGCTCCGGTCGATCTGGTTTGGCCCATTGGCGTGTTCGATTAAAAGGTCACGCTGCGAAACTTTCAAAATAGACGCTAATTGGGTTGGTCCGACTGCCATGGCTTTGTTCCTCTTTTTTGACGCCTTCGGTGCATAGTCGGGTTTTCCCGCTTGGAAGTCAAACGGGGTCGTGGTAGGGAGTCTGATCGAAAGGGGAGCCACCATGTCTGACCGTTATGTCATAATCGATACTGAGGGCACCGGCCTGTTTTCCTACAAGGATGCAGCCGACGCGCCAGGCCAGCCTCGGGTAGCCAGCGTGGCTATGATTTTCCTCGATAGAGAGATGGGCGTCAAAGAGGAATTCTTCACGCTCATCAAACCGGAAGGCTGGACCTTCGACGACAACTCGGACGCTGCGAAGATCAACGGTCTTACGCAGGCAAAGCTTGACTCGGAAGGTGTGCCGATTAGCTCGGTGCTCGCGCGCTATACCGATGCGGTGAAGGCGGGTTATGTCATGGTAGCTCACAACGCACAGCACGATTTGAAACACATGCGGGCCGAGCTTCGCCGGGCTCAAATGGATGATATGTTTATGGTCACTCGCAACATTTGCACCATGCGCGCCATGACCGATGTCTGTCAGTTGATGCCGGCGAACGGTCGTGCCGGTTTCAAATTCCCAAAGCTGGCCGAGGCATTGGCATATATCGGCGTTCCGGTTGCGGACGAAGGGGCTCACACTGCAATGGGCGATGCGCGCGGTGCCTTGGAAATCACGCGCTGGCTGGCCAAGAATCAGATGTTGCCTATGGCCGGCGTGCATTTGGCGAAGAAGAAGCCCGATCTGGTGCCGACGCCTCGGCGGTCGAGTGGTAAGCCGAAGCCTGCGGCAGCCGGGGATGAAATCCCAGCATGACCACCTTCCACGCCATCATCGCGTTTCTCGACATGCCGCTGGCAATGTTCGCAATCCTTGTCGAGATGGTGGCGCGGGCTCCGGAGTTGCCTTGGCATGACTGACGATCCCAAGGTTTTGACCGAGAACGGCCACCGGATTCTCTCGCGCGGTGGTGCTGACGGCGTATCTGACGATGATCTGCTGGTACTGGAAATTCTCAAACGTGCGCCTGGAATGAACAATGCGGATTTAGAAACTTGCTTTGTCAATATCCGGATGGAGTATGGTGAGGATTCGATGAAGGCGATAAAGTCGGGCCACGTGAAATTCGAGAAAAGGAAACCGCAATAATGGGCCTCGCAGGAGACGAAAGAAACCTCGCCGCAAATGGGAGAGGATGTTTGGGCAAAGCGCCCGCCGATGAGCCGGTATTCATTCTCCGAGCACAGGACGCGCTCGCTGCCGACTGCGTTGAGCAATGGGCTATCCATGCTCGCGCTGCTGGCTGTCCGGTTGACAAGGTGAGGGAAGCCTTCGAATTGGTCGATGAAATGCGGCGATGGCCAAAGCGCAAGATGCCTGATTAAATCGAAACAGTTACGGCAAGGCCAATCCACGTCGGGTATCATGGGATTCGATGGACGCAAACCAAAGGCAGCATGTAACGAGGGTCCTTGCCCGCTCGAAAGGGCGCCATCTACAACCCCTCCAATGTTGTCGTGCCCATGAACTGTTGGAAGGATTGATTACGTTATGAGCCGATCGACTAGATCCGCACGTCGCCATCCGCCGAAAGAGCATCCGATCCAGACCAAGAAAGGTCGCAAGTGGGCGATTGCTGACGTTGAGGCTGCAAAGCGTGTGCTCGGCGGACTGGGTGCTTTGATGGCCACATGGGCTGAATGCGCTACTGCGCTGGGTATTTCGGAGGCTACGCTGTCTCGCATATTCAAACGATGGCCCGATGCAAAAGAGGCTTACGAGGACGGCAAGAACGGCGGCAAGATCAGTCTGCGCCGGACGCAATTCAAACTGGCCGACCGCAACGCCACGATGGCGATATTCCTCGGCATGAATTATCTCGAACAAAAGGACATGCGGAATTTCAATCATTCCGGCGACGTGAAGCATTCGCACGAGCATACGGTTATCGGCATGATGCTGAAGGAGATCGATGAGGAAGCGCGTGAGATGCCGATGATTGAGCATCAGCCGAACAGGGAGGATGCGGCGTGAGTGAAGCCACAATCCACGCGATCGATCTTCCTCTGAGCGACGCAAATATTGCGCGTGACTATTCGATCCGCATGCGCGCGGTACAGCCTTTCAAAATTCACGCCGAAGGGTGGGCGCTCATCATTGCCGCCGTGGCAATAATTACTCTTGCTGTCTACCTTTGTGTTTACGGCCTCTGAGACCTGATCGCATGAAAACACCAAAGGCATTCGACGCGATGACGAAACTCGTCCTCGCCTATCGACCAAAACCAAAAACCAAAAAAGCGCGAGCGCGAAAGAGGAAACGTGACCGTTCAAATCCTCAAAGGTGATTGCCGGGACGTGCTGCGAACGTTGCCAGACGAGTCGGTGCATTGCGTCGTTACGTCGCCGCCGTACTTTGGATTGAGAGACTACGGCACAGCAACATGGGAAGGTGGTGATCCAGATTGCGACCACTTGAGGCCAGCCGCACACGGCTACAATCCATTTGAAACCTCTACCCTCGGTCCTAAAGCCGATGGAATTTCTGCCAACAATTCCGCTCATGCTGATGCCGTCAAGCGCCAGCAATACAAGGGCGCTTGCGCTAAGTGCGGCGCTCACAGGGTTGATTGCCAGATTGGCCTTGAAGAAAGCCCCGACGCTTTTGTGAGTGAAATGGTGGCCGTTTTTAGGGAAGTGCGGCGTGTTCTGCGCGATGACGGAACGCTGTGGCTCAATCTCGGAGATACCTATGCGAGCGCATGGCCGTGCAGCCGCCGAAATGTGATCGGAACAGGTTCGCTGGCGAACGGCAAGCGCGAGGCTCGACTTCCGCGAATGGGTGGCGATTTGAAAGAGAAAGACCTGATCGGCATTCCGTGGATGGTTGCCTTCGCGCTCCGCGCCGATGGATGGTATCTGCGCCAAGACATTGTATGGCAAAAACCGAACCCGATGCCGGAATCTGTTACCGACCGCTGCACGAAGGCCCACGAATATCTGTTCTTGATGACCAAAAGTTATCGGTACTATTACGACGCTGAATCCATCAAAGAGGAAAGCGTTACCGACGATCCTCGCAGGCCATACGGATCGCAGGGTGCGTGGGACATGGACGGCAGGCCGCCGGATCAACGGCACGGGGGTAAGAAGCGCGCCCCTGCCAACGTCAAGCGCGGCGGCTTTAATGGCAAGACCAACGAAATGCCGGGCCGCGAAGCCTTCCGCGCCTTTACGGAGACTCGCAACAAGCGATCCGTCTGGACCGTTGCGACCGCGCCATATGCCGATGCTCACTTCGCCACATTTCCACCCGCGCTGATCGAACCCTGCATCTTGGCCGGATGCCCGAAGGGTGGCACCGTTCTTGACCCGTTTGGCGGAGCTGGAACAACAGGGCTGGTATCTGACCGCCTTGGCAGGTCTGCCATCCTGATGGAACTGAATCCCGACTATGCCGACATGGCCGAGCGCCGCATCAGCGGCGATGGTGGCATGTTCTCTAGTGTCGAGGTCAGTCATGGAACCTAGCCGTAGTGGTCAGGGACTTAACCGTATAATTCCCAATAATTACTCTTGCTGTCTACCTTTTTGTTCACGGCCTCTGAGACCTGATCGCATAGGAGACGCGCGTGACCGAACGTGATCGCTTCAAAACATTGAATGGCAAATATAGCTCGCTCTGCCATTCGTGCGGTCGCATCGTCTATAATCTGTGGGTCACTGACGAAGCGCCGCCACTTGGATGCAGCGAAGGGCACGATGCAGAGATATGGAAATGCGGAACGGTCTACACCGCGCTGGTCGCCGTGGTGATTGGTATCGACCATTTTAACCGCGCTCCCGATGAGCGGCAGAAAGCATTGCTCAAATTGCTTGGAGAGAAACGAGTTGCCAAAATGATGGCTCACATTCGATCCGGTAAAGAGCCGCCGCATCACAAGCCGAAAGAACCCTCCTACGAGGCGCGGTTCGCATGAAAACGCCGAAGGCTCTAGACGCGATGGTGAAAGTTGTTTTGGCCTATCGGCCAAAGCCAAAATCGAAACCCGCACGGCGGCGCAAGCGGCGCGCTGCAAAGATTGAGCGCGAACGATGAATATCCAACTAGCCAGCGTAGGAAAACAAAATCGCTCAAGCGAAGAACTTGAGATGCGCGAACTAATCATTCCGAACCTCCGCGCAAAATATCCCGGCGCGCGGATTGTTCATGAACTGCCCTTGCGCTATTCGAGCAATCGAATTGATCTTGCTGCCATTCTCCCGAATGAAATTATTTCGGTTGAGATTAAATCGAGCCGCGACGTTGCCGACAGACTTGAGGCGCAACTGAGGGCTTTTCTGCCGATTTCCTCGCGTATCATTGTTGCATTGGCCCCTAAATGGAATGAAAAGCTTCCAACCTTGGAAAAGCCGTTTCGTGGCGGGGTTCACTATTCGCAGCAATTTACCGAGGTCCAACAGACCATCCGCGACGTTGGACACCACTGCATTGAGACGTGGACTGTCAACGCCGACGCCAAGACCATCGAAGTGACCGATGGAGCCTATGGCTGGAACAATCGGCCCTGGCTTGCCCGGATGCTCCACATGCTGCACGTCTCCGAACTTGAGAGAATTGCCACTCGGCACCGCGTTTCGTTTGGCAAGCGCACAACCCATAAATACCTCTACGAGGAATGTTCTGATCTGATGACGGGTCGCGAAATTGTTGCGGCGGTTTGTGATGCGCTTCGCGCCAGAGATGCTTTTGCGAGTGGTTCCGATGCCCCGATCATCGCGGGAAAACCCTAAAATGACCACGGGAGTCAAGCGTATAATTCCCTTGGAATTGGTGGGGAAAATATACATTTAGGATATTTTTCAAATGTAGGTGATGCTTCAGCCGCTTATGAAGCAGCGGCAAAGTCCGCATATGGCGAATATGCGCGTGCGTAGGCTGTTTTATCAACCGCATGGACTCTTGGCTATCTCATGGCGGGTGTGTTTGCTAGTATTCTGCCTCGGCTTCGCCTTGCGAATGTCCTTGGCTGAGATCGCCTATCGGAATGGTATGGTTTCCCCACCGACGATGATGAGGGAGATTGCGGCGGCCGAAAAGCGTGGGGATCATTCAGCCGCACTGGCCCTCTATTTCGCCATGGTGCAGCAATCGCTTGATGATCTGAAGGCAGCGGGCGAGTGGTATCCCTACGATTATTGGTTTCGCACCGCGCAGGCAAACCAGCTTTATGTGCTATCGGCGGATATTCCTGACCTCACGGTGTCGGCCGAGACAGCTATCGGCTATGCGCTCGCAGTTGATTCCACGCATCCTGAATTGGTGGCTGGATTGTTGGTGCTGCAGCGGCGTCTAGGAAAATGCGATGAGGCGCGCGCTACACTGGCGCGGTTGGTGCGACTTGCACCCCATTCGCCAAAGGTGCAACAGTTGGCGGCACAGGATTCCCCATGCGGGAGGCGCCCATGATGCCGTCGCAGTTAAAAGCTGCGGCTCGTTGGAAGCCGAGCAGGCAAAAAAACCCCACTTCACGAAGTAGCAGCGCCATCTCGGTTGCCGAGGTGGCGCTTTTCTGTGTAGAGTGCGCCACTCGGTCTAGATTCCGGCATCATTTTTGGAGACGCGCCATTCCCTTCCAGCCGAAAAAGTTTGGAATTCCTCAGATTGGCGGCCCTGCTTTAGCGAACGTCTCGGGCGCCATGAAGGTTGGCAAGATGCCGAAATTCAAGAAGCCGAAAATGCCCAAGCCGCCCGGCGCGCCCGGTGCGCAGCCGTTTGGTTCTCTCGCGCCTGGCAGTCCTATTCCGGATCCCAGTCAGATGCCGACCGCGCCACCGCTGCCCGACGATGGAGAAATGATGCCATGAGCGATCTGGAATCATCACCGCCGGCGGAAGCCGAACCACCGACCAAGCGCGAACGGTTTGAGCGCATCGACAAGCTTTTGTCGCATTACATGGACGAATTCCACAAGATCGCAGCCAATCCGCATACTCCGTCAGAAGAGATTGCCCATCTGCTGGCGGCTATTCATGGTTTGCGTGTTGAGAAGCAAATACACCGGCCGTAATCGGCCACAAATGGCGCCCTATGCGCTTTACGGAGGTTTCCTGTGTCTGACACCGTGCAAGGTAATATGAACGCTCCTGCGAGGTTCCCTGTGGCTGCCGACCCGGTTCCGAAGCATATCGACGTTGCCTCAATGCCGGTCGAAGAGCCTCCTGCGGTCGATCCGGTTGAGCCAGCCGCAATTGTCGAAGAGCCGGTCGAGCTCACCCCTCTCACCCCTACCGGTGCCATGCACGCGGCGCTCGAGGCCCCCGGCCATCAGGTGGGCGACGTGATCGAGGGCAAAGTGCAGCGCGGCGACTCTGGACTTTTCCAATGCGGCGTCGACAAGTTTGGCCGGGTCTGGCGATTTGACGAGGGCGACTATGATGGTGTGCGCTTGATCCTCGCTGGTCGTTTGCAGACCTGACGGAGGCGGCGATGGTTACGCTTACAGCAGCCAAGCGGCGAGCAATGCCCAAGAGCGAATTCGCGGGCGCTGGGCATTCCTTTCCAATCCCTGATGCGAATCACGCCAGATTGGCTATTTCTGGCGCCACTCGCTCAATGCACGCCGGCAACATCTCGGCTGCCACAGCGGCGAAGATCAAAGCCAAGGCGCGCAAGAAGCTCGGCAAGCCATTCGGCTCGCTGGCGCCATCGGATGGAGACGGCGATGAGTGACGTCGATGCTGAAAAGCTGGCTGCTGTCATGGTTCGGTTGGATAACCCCAATCCATCGGACGCTACCGCTATCCCGGTCGATTTTGACCCCTGCGGCACCGGGCTTTTCAACGTATCGGCGGATAAGATCGGCCGGCTATGGGCTTACGATCACGAATCGCGCGAGCTCCGGTTAGTTTCCGATCCGCGCGATGCGCCGACTTGAGGTAGACGATGATCGAATATCATCCTGAGAATGGTCGCGCGCCGTGGGTCATTCGCACGCGCCAAAAGCGAATCTGGCTGGCCTATCCGACTTTGATGGCCGCGCTGAAGCGGTATCCGCGCGTGTGGTTCCGCGCTTGGCGAGCGGGGCTTTAATGCCAATTGAAAAAAATAACAGTTTGGCTGCTGCTCGGCTACGTGAGTTGCTGACCTATCATCCAGATTGTGGGCTTTTCACTTGGAATTTAGCAAGGGGATCGCGATGCAAGGGGTGTCTTGCTGGCAATATGAATTCTAGCGGCGCAATCCAGATTCAAATCGACAGACAGGTCTATGTCGCGCATCGTCTCGCATGGCTTTATGTATATGGCGTTTTCCCAGATGACGAGATCGATCACGAGAATGGTGTGCCAGCCGATAATCGATGGACAAATTTGCGGCCTGCGACCCACATGCAGAATTGTTGGAATCGAAAGAAATCCATAGCTAACACAAGTGGATTTACTGGTGCTTGCTGGATTTCAGCGAAAGAAAAATGGGTTGCTGCGATAAGGGCTGGCGGAAATAAAATACTAATTGGATATTTTGATACACCAGAAGAAGCTGGTTCGGCTTATGCTGCAAAAGCAAAAGAACTTTTTGGAGAATTTTGGAGGGCTGCCTGATGGCGTTCACTGTGCGAATCTTTACTTATAGGGGCAATACCCAAATGAGGGATGTCCTTCCAAAACAATTCTCAGCCGATTCTATTCGCATGCTTGAAGAACCTTACGAGGCCTCGCAAGCTTTAGTTAGCAACGGTGCCACGCCAGTGACGAGTGCTCCGGATACGACGCATCCGTATGTGACCATGCTACGTGTCGAGGTGCCGGACGGCCAAGCGATCCGCTACGAGGTGCAGCCTCCTGGCAGTACCCGTGTGGTCGGTGTCAACTCGCCGCGAATGTCCGGCATTGATTTCTTTCCGTTCTTTCCAGGTTTTGTATTTTCGTTCATCGATCAAGCGAGTGCCCCCTAATGGGCCGTCCTGCTCTCGATCTTTCTATTCGGTTCGTGGATAAATATATTCCAGAACCAAATAGCGGATGTTGGAAACATTTGCCGTGAGTTTCCGCTTAGTCTTTACGGTCGAGGATCTGGTGCGCGAGATTCATTCGCTGAATCCTACCAGGGCTGGCCCGATTACCATCTTGCTGGCGTCATCCGATTTCGACAATGTGGCCGGCGAGGTGGCTAACCATTTTGGCATCCTCCCAGGCAACGGGGATAAGTTCACACTCGCCGGATTGACGATCGAGCGGAGGCAGGATGGAGAACGGGCAAGCGGTCGAATTGGAGAAGGTGCGCGCGACCAAGGCGTACCGGCAGCGGAAAGCCCAGTTAGCTAATCGCGAGTGGCGTCTCGATAACCTTTATTTCATCCGCAGTGAGCAGGGCGAGCGCATTCCGTTCGTGCGCAATCCAGCGCAGCAGGCATTTTTCAATGATATGTGGCTGCGGAATATAATACCGAAAGCTCGAAAATTAGGAATGTCGACGTTCATAGAATTGCTGATGCTGGATGGCTGTATTTTCTCCAGTGGCAAGGTTTGCGGCATTGTTGATCGGTCACTGGATGATGCGGTCGACAAGCTTGGGATGATTGCGTTTGCCTATGACAATATGCCGGAGGAGATTCGCAAGGCTGTGCCGTTGGTGCGCCGCGCGGACAAATATCTGGAATGGGCGAACGGATCGAATGTGAGCGTTGGCACGTCCTACCGCGGCGGCACGCCGGCGTTCCTGCATGTCTGTCTTACCGGCGACACCGAAATATATACGAAGAACGCGCATCTTAAGCCGATTGAGGAGATCGAGCCCGGCGAACTTGTGCTGACGAGCAAAGGACGCTACCGGCCCGTAAAGGCAGTTATCAGAAATAGGCTTGCCGATCTTGGCGTTCGCCTTCTTGAAGTGTCTACCTTTGGCTGTCCGAACCCATTAAAAATCACTGAAAATCATATGATAATGGTGCGGAATGAGGACACCTATAAGCCAGAGTGGAGAGCGGCTGGCGAAGTAAAACGCGGCGATTACATAGCTTTTCCGTTGAATGAGCCATCCAATAATTTGCGCGATGGGACGATTCCTTTTGGTTCCATTCGCATCGTTCCAGATGATAATCTTGGTTGGCTGTGTGGATTTTATCTTGCCGAAGGCACTACACGAAAGCGCCATGGGAAGTACCTAACGGATGTATCTTTTTCAATCGATAAAGACGAGGTGAGTGATACTCTAGCTGCCATTCATAGGCTCGGATTGAGCACCGCGCATCTAAAGCGTGGTGCCAAACAAATCAATGTTTATACGCACCCATATAGTCGGACGCGAGTGATCACCGTCAATTCCAAGGACTTTGCCGAATTTCTGTATGACAATTTTGGTGAGGGTGATCGCAAGGCAATTCCCGACAAGATCATGAAATGGGGATCGGCCTTTATCCGTGGTCTAATCAAGGGATATTTTGACGGGGACGGTAGTTATAGCGACGATCATGTGGTGAGTGCAGTTAGCACGCGGAAGCAGCTTATTTTCCAAATGCGTAGGCTGCTAATGTCGATGCGGTTCGGCGTTCCAGCAATTTACTTTGCGCCGGCTAGCAACCGATACGGCCGCAACTGCAAAGACGCGTGGACACTGAAACTTGGAGGGTCTGGAAACTGGAAATTCCGTAGACATTATGGTCTGCCGCTTCCTGTCCTCAATACAAAAAATGCACAGTTATCAGTTGCCAAAGGATGGCTCCCAACAGGACGAAAATTCTGGCGACGAGGCGCAGATCATTACTGGATGCGAATCACTGGCGTAAAGGAGATTGAGCCTGTCGAATTTGTCTATGATCTCGCCTTGGACGTCGAACCGCACGACTATGTGACTGTGAATGGCGTCGTTCATAACAGCGAATACGGCAAGATCAGCGTCGACTCGCCTGATACAGCTACCGAAATCAAAACCGGTGCCATCACTGCGGTACCCATGACGGGACAGGTATTCGTCGAGAGCACTTGGCACGGTACTGGAGGCGAATTCTCCAAGATGACTATGGCTGCCAAGGCGCAGATGGATCGCCATGCACAGCTTACGCCGCTCGACTTCAAATTCCATTTCTACGGCTGGTGGCTGAAACCGGATTATCGGCTGGCTAATAACCTCGTGATTATCACGCAGGAACTCCGCGAGTATTTCAAGGATTTGGAGGCCAAGTTCGGCGTCAAGCTTGATGCCGACCAGATGGCTTGGTATCAGAATCGTTACACCGATCTCGGGCTCGACAAGACGCATGAGGAATTCCCCTCCTCATCCGAAGAGCTATTCCTGACGTCGAATGAAGGCGCGTTCTTCAAGCGGGAAATGTCGAAGGCTCGGCAGGATGGCCGCATTGGTGGTCTAGTGCCGTTTGACCCAACGCGGCGGGTCAATACGTTTTGGGATATTGGCGAGGATACAACGGCGATCTGGTGGCATCAGAGCGATGGGCTTCGGCATCGGGTAATTGACTATTACGAGGAGGAGGGTTGGTCGCTGCAGGGTGCATGCGGGATGATCGACGATAAGCGCCGGACGCGGAAATTCGTCTATGACAAGCATTACGGCCCGCACGATATGGGCAATAAGGACTGGGGCAATTCGGCGCAGACCCGCAAACAAACGGCGAAGGGGCTCGGCGTTGAAATCACTGTGGTGCCACGGATCGACAATAAGGACGATGCGATCGAGGCAGCGCGGCGAATGATCAACAATATGTGGTTTGATGCGGAGCATTGTTCGCTGGGTGTCGAGCGATTGGAGAACTATCACAAGAAATGGAATAAGGCGCTTGGGGTCTATACGTCTGAGCCGGAACACGACGCCAACTCGCACTGTTTTGTAGGCGAAACTGAAATCTTGACCAGTAATGGCATTGAACGTATCAGTAACCTACCAGAAACAGGTGAGGTACTGACACAATGCGGTTTGAAGCCATATCGGAATCCTCGGATCACTCAGAAAAATGCCCAACTTGTCGAGGTCACGTTCTCCGACGGCCTTATGGTGAAATGTACGCCGGAGCATTTATTTCTGACGGCCGAAGGGTGGAAATCTGCCAGCAGCCTATCGAGGGGTTCTTTGATCCAATCAACGTTGACCCAATTACCCAATATTTCGATGGCGGCCTATATAAAATGTGGCCCAGCGAACGCTATTTATCCCGCGCCGGACGACGATTACATATCGATGTTTGGACCGTTGCATTTGGGAAGATACCAAAAGGCTGCCACATCCATCACAAAGACGATGATCGGTTTAATAACCGACTCTCAAATTTGGAATGTCTCCCAGCGTCTGAGCATCTATCTCTCACCTGGCATCAGCGAGCGGCTAAAGGATTCATTAGTAAATTTACTCCAAATGCCCGCATTCGCGCTGCCGAGTGGCATAAATCTGAAGCAGGGAGACTTTGGCATAGTCGGAATGCCAGACGCTCAAAGTCATGGGAAAAATGGAAACGAGAAGCTTATGCCTGCGATATTTGCGGGACAATCTTTAATCGCGTGGTTCGCAAAGGAGGCAACCCAGGTCGGTTTTGTTCCCACACCTGCCGGCACACTTTCTATCGAAGGCGTAAGAAGCTTGCCGAACAAGCAGGATGTTTGGTGTCTGACGGTTCCTGAAGGTGAGCAATTTTCATTGGCAAATGGCGCGATCGTTCACAATTGCGCCGACGCCCTCCAAACTGGCGCGTGCGGTCTGGTTCCTGACAAGGTAAAATCCGAATCGCGGTCGCGGATTGGCGAGCCGCCGAGGACTACGCAATGGGCGTCGTAAGCTCGCGCATTGCCAATGACCTAGTTTCGCGGATATACGTGAGCATGATCGAGGTAGCCCAATGGGCGTGAAAGCTTTACGCGAGGCATTCGATGCGGCGGCCGATGGTCGCCTATCCTGTCAAAAGGCACTGCTCGATTACATCCGCCAAGATGGTGCCGAATGGCAAAAGCTGAGTTTTTCTGGTACCGATTCCACCGGGGCGGCATTCTCGACCGAGTCCGATCTATTGCCGCCGAGAACTGATTTGACTGAGGCCGCGCGCGCGACTGCGACGGCGTTCCTCGCCAAGGAGAAACCTGCCCCATGAAACTCTCCCGCTTTCTCGCCGTTTGCGCTGTGGCGCTTGCGGCCTGGTTAGGCACCGCGATGGCTCCAGCATCGGCGCAGGTGGGCTGCAATCAATCGATTTTCTATGACGCATCGACGAATGGTGCCACGAGACTTGTCACCGGCGCTGCGAAAACTCGCATTTTCATCTGCGGCTATAATCTATGGGCGGCAGGCACTGCCACCGTCAAATTCGAGACTGGCACCGGGACGGCCTGCGCCACAAATGAAACGGCGATCACGCCAGCCTTTTCGTTGACGACGCAGACCGGCGTTCCGGACGATTCCCCATTCTGGCGTGGTCTTACGGTGCAGCCTGGTTTGGATTTCTGCATCAAGACCAGCGCGGGTGTTGCCGTGCAGGCAATCGTTTATTTCTCTCAGCAGTAAGGAACGCCATGGGCCATCTCCAATCGACAATGCGCCGGATCGAGGACGAAGAGGCATCGGCTGCTGTGCCTGTTGCCGACCTATCTGAGTCAGAGGCAATTCATCCGCTTGATATGATTCTTTCGCCAAAGGAAGAAACATTCGACGTTCCTGCGGTCGGCACGTCCGTTCAATTCCGTCTGCGCGGCAATGAATGGCGCAACGGGCAGGATACCTTCGCCGCGCTCGTGACCAAGGCCAATCCTGCCGATGGCACTGTGAGCGTGGTGGTGGTATTAGGCGCCGATGATTTCATGGAGCAACAGAACGTCCCAAAATTCGTCGGTGAAGGTGATTGGGGATGGTCATTGCTCGACGGCTCGGCTGGCTCTGCCGTCGCGCAACTGCGGGCTGAGTTGAAGGCCTTCAAGGCCGAGCTTGCTGGCGTAATCTTCGGGGAATGGCCGATAGGCAAGGAGTCGATCTACGACGTGCTGCAAGAGCATGATAACAGGATTGCTCTGCTGGCCGGCGGAGATACCACGGATGCCGTATCTCCTCGGCGCCGCCGTAAAATGAGAGGCTGACCGCCGTGGCTGACGGTGATCTTCAAACCCTCGATCGACCGCCTGCAGACGATGGTATGACAATCGACGGGAATGCTGGCCTGCCGGCGGATGCGCCAGCGGCTGCGGTATTGTCGATAAGTTCGCTTTCGCCCGGCAAGCAATTCGATGTCCTGAAACAGCTTCATCTTTCCGACGCCGACCACACGAAAGAGTGGCGGGCAATGGCCGAGGAATGGTTTGCATTCCGCGCCGGCGAGCAATGGACCGCCGAGGACCGGGCCCTGCTCAATAGCCAACAGCGCCCCCATATCGTTTTTAACCGTGTGCTGACCATCCTCAAAGCCGTGGCTGGCATGGAAATCAATGGCCGGCACGAGATTACATTCATTCCCCGCGGCACGCAGGATACGGCGGTTAACGAGATACTCTCGGCTGCGTCGAAATGGATGGCGGATGAGTGCGACGGCGAGGACGAGGAAAGTCAGGCGTTCGACGACACATGCACGGTGGGAATGGGATGGTGCCTATCCGATGATACGCTGGTGAGATTGCCTGAAACGCACTTTGCGACAACTCGGCTTTATTCAGGGAATGTCATTGAGATCAGCCTTGAAAATGGCAAGCGTCTGACCGGAACCCCCAATCACCCTGTACTCACGGATATGGGGTGGAAGCGACTGCATGAGATTTGCAACGGCGATAACCTGGTCAACGGCGATTTTCTTAAGATCATCCCCGGGCTGGCCATGCATAAGTTCGATGATGTTGAAACCCGCCTTCAGGATAGAATAAATGCGTTCGGCACAGGCCGCGAAACTTTGCGCTTTGCTACGCAGACTTCCGATTTCTATGGCGATGGAGCCGGAAGCAAAGTCCACGTTGTATATGCCGACAGCCTTTTGAGCGATAAGTTCAGGAAATCCAAGATCTGCAAACCATTGCTGGAAAATTATTTCATTGGGTGGAATCTTCTTTCGGCGTGGCGCTCCTTTTTCTCTGGCAATGGCTTGGGTAAGCAGGCGATTCATGCCTCCAAACGTCTTGGATCGTTCCTCGGCAGACATTTTCCATGTCCGAATATGCCTAGCGACCTCATTCCCGCGCAAGTCTCTCCCGGCTTGGCGAATTCGCCTCGCTACGGTTTCCGGGCTGATTCCGATAAGGCCACCGATTTCGACAGTAGAAAGCCGTTCGTCAAAATACATGGAAATGAGTTTTTCGGTGGGCGTTGTGACGCAATGGCCTCCGGCGTGGCCGCGCAGAACATGGCCAGCGCGTTTCAACCTACTGGAAACGCTCATCAGGCTTATTCCAACTTTATCCCCAATTTTTGCGAGTGGAAGCATCTCCTCGAAATAGAGGCGCGCAAGTTCGGCAGTAGAAACCTTGCAGCGTCGAAATTCATAACGCGGGTTACGAGCCGGGTCATCCGTCCAGTTGAGGATTTTGCTGTCCATGACGTAGGAACCTCCATTGGGTTTTTCCTTGCTGGAGATATTATTACATCGAACACGGAAAGTCGAATGTCTTACGAAGATGATCCTGCTGGCCTTTATGTGGAAGATTGCATCGACCCGCGCGAGATGTACTGGGACCGCACGGCTACGAAAAAGAACCTCTCGAATGCGCGCCGTCTTTCCCGTGTACGCCGTATGCCGCTTGGCGATGCGCTGTCGCTGTTTCCAGGCAAGACCGTGGAGCAATTGGACGCCACATGGGCCGATGCTGGCCCGATGGATTATCCAAAACGCACCATCGAGGAAAAGCGCAAGCGGGATGCCGATAATTCCTCAATGCAGGAATACGACGATAATTGCGAAGTCACGCTGGTGCAGATTCAGTGGTTCGAACGTGAGGAATACTGGATTGTCGCCAACACGCAGACCAATACCAAGACCGAATTGAGCGATGCGGAATATCGGCGATTCGGTAGCCGCATGAAGATGCTCGGTATGCCGGTACATGCGGCAAAGCTTACTCGCAAGGTTTACAAGCAGGCATGGATGGGCGGCGAATTGCTGCAGAAAGCCGGGCCCGCACCGATCAAAGGCAAGTTCTCTTGGGACTGCATTACTGGCGAATTCGATAAGTCGAAAAAGTCGTGGTTTGGCCTCGTGAAGGTCATGCGCGACCCGCAGATGTGGGCGAACAAGTGGCTTTCGCAGATCCTGCACATTCTCAACACGACGGCGAAGGGCGGCATTCTGGCCGAGACGTCAGCATTCGACGATCAGCGCGAGGCCGAGGAAGGCTATGCGCGACCCGATACGATCACCTGGCTGGCTGACGGCTCGCTGTCGGGCGATAAGCCCAAGATCATGCCCAAGCCCGGCGCTGGCATGACAGATGGCTATCTCGGGCTCATGACGTTCGCCATCTCGTCGATCAAGGACGTGACCGGCATCAACCTCGAGCTACTCGGCCAGCAGGATCAAAACCAGCCCGGCATTATCGAGGCCATGCGCAAGCAGGCCGGTATGACGGTGCTGGCGACATTGTTCGATTCGCTCAGGCGGTTCCGCAAGAACGTGGGGCGCTCGCGGCTGTATTTCATTCAGAATTTCTTGTCGGACGGTCGGCTGATCCGTGTGGCGCAGCCTGATAACGTGCAGGCGATTGCGCTGGCCAAGGAAAGCACCACCGGCAAATACAGCGTGATTGTGGACGATACGCCGACGTCGCCAAATCAGAAGGAAGCGAATTGGGCGATCATCCAGCCGTTGCTCGGGGTGTTTAAAGAGCAGCTTATGTCCAATCCGCAGGTGTTCGGGATGCTGCTCGAATACTCGCCGTTGCCTAATCGCATCGTGGAGGCCATCAAGGGATTCATCGCCAAGCAGCAGAATGATCCGCAGGCGCAACAGGATCAACAGATTGCGAAACATTTGGCGATCACCAAGGAGGTCGCGCAAATCTCCGCACTGCAGGCCACCGCTGAAATGAATAACAAAAAGGCCGGGGCTACCGAGGCGACGGCTATGTACGATATTGCCATGGCCCGCAAGATGCTGGCCGATAACGATACGACCGGCCTAGATGCTCACCTGAAGGCCATGGAGGGCGCTGCCAAAGTCCAGACGGCTGCGGCCACTGCGGATAAGACTACTGCACAGGCTGCCCGTGAGCGTGCTGGGGTCGTGAATGACCGGCTAGAGACGCACGCCAAGGTCATAGGGGCTGTTTCTGACGCTCATCGGGCGACTACCGATGGCCAAGCGTCGCATGTGGGGGCTCTCATCGATCATATTGGCGCTATCGGTGGGCTGCATCGCGATCTTGCTGCGGCGCACAAGGATCATGTGAATGCGACGCGCACGGAGGCAACCCCCATTCCAGTTCCGCAACCGCAACAGCCTCAACCGTCGGCATCGCCTGGTGGGCCGTGATCAGGGCTCGGGTCCAGTTGATGCGTATGCTGCAGGGAATGTTCGAGACGCACCTGCGCGGGCTTTATCGGTGGGGAGAGGTTGCCTTTCACGTCGCTGAAGCTGCGGATAAGCCCGAGGGCAAGCGCAAACAGGCTTACGGAAAGTTCAAAGAAATAGTAGCAATTCGGTTCGGTGACTATGATCTGACGGTCGAGTCTCCGAATGAAAGGCCCCCGCTCGGGCATATCGTCCTGACCGGCCCAAGTGGCACAATAGAGATTGATTCGCTGGATGCGTCGGCTCTCGATCAAATAGGGCGTCGCATCCGTTCACAAACTGAGGAGGTTGTTTCCTATGGCTGATACCGCGCAAGCCCTCAATCCGGCAGATACTGCAGGTGAGGTCGACGACGGGTTCACCGCTGAAGAGCGTACTGCATTCGACCAGATGCGCGATGCGACGTCCGATCCCGCGCCTGCCCCAACTCCCGAACCTACTCCTGCGCCGGCTCCCGCCGCGGCCGATGCCGGTGGCGAGGATGACGACGACGAAGAGGACGCTGGTGCGGCGCCTGTGGCCGGTGCTGCTCCTGCTCAACCTGCCGCCGATGGCACTGTGGCCCCTGTGGTACCCAAGCGCCGGGTATCGGCCCGCAAATACGAACGTGCCGAAGAGGCTCGCAAGGTAGCCGAGCGTGAACGCGACGATATGCGCCAAAGTCAGGCGCGGCTTGATGAGCGTCTGCGCATTCTGAATGAGGCTTTGACGCCAGTGCCTGCGGCCACTGCCGAGGCCGAGGAGGATGCCGAGCCGGATGCCGATCAGGACATTTTCGCTTGGGTGAATTGGAAAAAGCGGGATGATGCCCGTTTCCGCGCGGAGATAGCCGAACGTCAGACTTCCCAGCAAACACGAATGGAAGAGCAGGACTTATCGACTGCATACATCGAAGATGCCCGGTCGGTCGCGGCTGCCGATCCGAATTTCGTACCGGCCTATCAATTCCTGATGGCGAACCGGACGTTTGAGCTCGCGCAGTATTTCTTCCAGAAAGACCTAACCGAGAATGGTGTCGCCCTTACTGATGATGAGGTCGGTAAAATCAGGCAGACAATCGCTGGCGAGGAGCGCGAGCTCGTCTCGGGTGCCATCAAGAACAAGCGTTCGCCGGCCAAGGCGGTTTTGGCGCTGGCCAAAGCCCGCGGATTCCGGCCGACTGCTGCGGCTCCTGCTCCAAAGCCGAACGGTGTGGCTGCTCCTGCTACGGGTGCAGTTGCTGCTCCTGCGGCTGTCCCTGGTGCGTTGAATACGCCCGTTGCTGCCCCGCGTGTCGAGGATGAAATCGCCCGCATCCGCGAGGGGTCTGAGGCTGCGCGGTCGCTATCGACTGGTGGTGGTGCGCCGCCGAATCCGCTGACGCCGGAGAAACTGGCGAATATGTCGGACGATGAATTCGCCCATATGGTCGAGAGCATGTCACCGGATCAGGAGCGCCAATTATTCGGCGCATGATATGGTAGGGCTTTACAAGATGCACTCCCGCTGCTAGGAGTTGTTTCCAAGTCAGCGGGGGTTGTGACCATAGCCCTCCCCGGGCCGGTCAAAAAACCTCCACTCCTCGGTCTAGTCCACCGGATTTAGGACAGGCGCCGTGTCCCGCGCTTCTCAAAGGGAAAACTCGCCGCGCTGGCGATAAACAGCGAACCCCGACTTCGACGCGAATTTTGGACGGCCGCTCGATACGAGCGCCTCAACGCAGGGTGCCTTTAAGTGCCGAAGCTTACGCAAGATCGCGCTTATGAACTTCTCCACTTTCAAGAGGCCGCTATCGCGGCCACGGCCGAACGACTGAGGGTATTCGGCAAGTTTGCCCCCTCCGTTGACCAGCAAGGGGTCTAACGATGTCTATCACCAGCTATGCGGTAAATGATGCCCTCGCGATTAAGCTCTGGTCGCGCAAGCTAGACCACGAAGCCCTGAAATACACGGATATCGGGCCGCTGATTGGCGACGATCCGGATTCGGTCATTCACCGCAAGACCGAGACGCAGAAGGGTCCTGGCGATCAGGTCACCTACGCGATCCGGATGCAGTTGTCCGGTGCCGGTTTCACCGAGAACCAACTGGCCGAGGGTAACGGCGAATCGCTGACGGCCTACTCGGACAAAATTCTGATTAACGAGCTCGGCCACGTCGTCGGCGTGAAGTCCGAGTATACGATCGACCAGCAGCGGGTGCCGTTCAACCTGCGCGAAGAGGCCAAGGGCGGTCTTGCCGATTGGTACGCCAAACGCTTCTCCGTGGCGTTCTTCAATCAGGTTTGCGGCAATACGGTGCAGACCGATACCCGCTTTACCGGGCTCAATGCCACGATCGCGGCAACCCGCATCATCCGGCAGTCCGGCCGCGCCTCCGACGATCTTCTGGTAGCTGGCGACACCTTCACACTGAACCTGATCGACAAGGCGAAGGAAGCCGCGATCACCGCAACCCCGAAAGTCCGTCCGGCGCGCTTTGCTGGCGGTTCGAGCGGCGGCAGCGGCATGGGGCGGCGGGATTACAACAAGACGCTGACCGACAAGTACGTGATGTATCTGCATCCGTACCAGATCACTGATTTGCGCACGAACACCTCGACCGGCCAATGGCTCGACCTGACCAAGGCCGCGCAGATGGGCCGTGGCACCGACAGCCCGATCTATACCGGCGCCATCGGCGAATATAACAGCGTCATTCTGCGCTCATCGTTCGACGTGGCGGCTGGCATTTCTGCAGGTGGTGTGGTGGTGGCGAACACCTACCGCGCCGTGCTGCTCGGCGGCCAAGCCTGCATGATCGCCTTCGGGCAGAAGAACTCGCAAACCAAATATCGGTGGAACGAGGAACTGTTCGACCACAAGCGCCGGCTTGAAGTGTCGGCGTGGACCATCCACGGCTTGAAAAAGACCGTGTACAATTCACTCGACTATGGCTGCATCGCCGTCTCGACGTATGCTGCAGCTCACACCTAAACGGAGGCTTGATTAGCCATGGCCACTAATACCGCTGCTGTTGTGCCTCCGACGCGCCAAGACCCCAGGCAAGTCGTCAATACGCTGAAGCAGATCATCAACTTCAACGACGCAGGGGCCGCTACCGGCATTCTCTGGCAGAACTCTCTGCCCGCCGGTGCTGTCATCCTCGGCGTGGTGGTTGAAATCCTGACGGCCTTCAACGCGGGCACCACCAATCCGATCACCATTGGCACGGCCCTGACGGGCAGCCAGCTTGGGAACGGGGCGGGTGCTGGCACCGATCTTGATCCGACGGTTGTCGGCGCGACTTCGGTCAGCCGCGGGCTCGGCGGCAGCCTCGCTGCTGCTGCGGATACGCCGCTCTACTACAGCTATATCCCGACTGGGGCTGCGGCGACCACCGGGCAAGCGCGGGTCACCATCATGTACGAGGGCGGCTGGTCGAGCTAATCGGCCATCTTCATCCGAATTCAACGAGAGAGACTGACCATGTTCAAACGATCCCTCGGCATCCTCGGCGCGCTGGCCATCGGCGCGTTGCTCTTGGCGGCACCGGCGCTGGCGGTCGACACCTCGCTTGACGGCAATTTGCGCGGCAACTGCGGCACGGCCACCGGCACGTCGAACGCCTCGACGCTTGCGAACAAGTGCGGTCTGATTACCACAGAATCTGCCTCGACTGCTGCGGCCGGTTCGTTCACCGAAACCATTACCGACACCGTCGTTGCGGCAACCGATGTCTGCCTCGCATCGGTGCAGACCGGCGGCACCGGCAGCCCGGTAGTCATGAAGGTGACGCCGGCGGCTGGTTCGTTGGTCATCCTGATCAGCAACGTGCACGCCACCGCGGCGTTCAACAATACCCTCGGCATCAGCTTCTTCTGCATCAAGAAGTAAGCCGGATCTCGCTTCGGAGGTTCTGACCAATGCTCAAGCGCGCCTTTATCGCTTTGCTTGCTGTCGGCTTCATGTCGGCGTCGGCTTGGGCTATTCAGCCGGGTACCAGCGGCACCAATAAGCAGAACCAGTCGCAGGGATTTCGAGTTGGCGTTCTGGAATGCCTCAATAATGCGGCAACGGCATCCTCGGGCGCGGCGACGCTCAATGCTGTTGGCCTCCTGCCGACGGCCTGCGGCGTGGTCACTTCGGAATCACTGACGACTGCGGCGGCTGCGACCTACACGCTGACGCTGACCAACAATATGATCGCCGCTGGCGATATCGTGCTCGCTACTGTGCAACTTGGCTCATCCACCACCGGAATGCCGGCGATTGCGACCGTGACGACTGGAGCGGGATCAGTTGTGATTGTGGTGCAGAATATTCACGCATCGGCCTCCCTCAACGGCACGATCAAAATCAGCTATATCCTGGTCAAATTGAGCAAGACCGACAGCGACTGACCATAGTCGCAGAAGTGCGCGACGATGGCGGGCGACCTACAAACGATGATAGCGCGGATTGGGAGTGAGATTGTTCGCCCCGATCTGATCGCCGTTCAAATCCCGAATGCCATCAATGACGCGATCTCGGTCTATCAGAACGAGCGTTTTTCGTTTTCCGATGTGCCGCCGGATGGCACGCAAACCTTCCTGACGGTGGCGGGGCAGGCCTATTACACGGCCGACGATAATCCAAATCTAGGCACCGCGAAGAAGATCGATCGGGTTAATATCAACATTGGCTCGTCGACCGTCATGCAGCTAAAGCGCGAGGATCCAGAAACGCTGATTCTCTACAATCAGCAGGCCGGGACCATGGTCGGGCAGCCGTCTTGGTATGCCTATCAGAACGGCGAAATGATCATCTCGGCAATCCCGGATCAAGCCTATCTGATCACGCTCGGTCTGTTCCTGAACGTCGCGGGGCCGGCGACCATGGCGGAGGCCAATAATCCTTGGATGACGACGGCCGAACGATTGATTCGGTGCCGAGCCAAGTTCGAGCTCGCTACCCATGTGACGCGCAATGCCACGATGGCGGCAGCAATGTTTCCTGATGCTCCCATTACGTTTCAACCGGCAGGCGCGACCTATCGCGAGTGGAAGCAGCTAAAGGGTGCGGCGAACAAGATTAGCGGCAGGGGCATAATCCGGCCCATGGCTTTCTGAAAGGCGCATAATGGCAAAGCGCCCCACCATCCCGATCCCCGATTTTTCGCCGGACCTTTCGGACTTGGGCACCGGCGTGTCTCAGAATATAATCGGTGTCGTGCCGCGGGGCGACGGATATGGGCCTTTCCAGTCGCTGGTGGATTTCACGCAAGGACTGCCGGCCGCCTGCCAGGGATATTTCTTCGCGCGCAATACTGACGGCTCGATCTCGGTGTTCGCGGGCACATCGACTAAGCTCTACTTGCTCGACAATACGACTTTCGGCTGGATCGATGTGTCGAAGGGTGCCACCGTTTATTCGGCGCTCTCGAGCGGTGCAAACTGGCAGTTTGCGCAGTTTAACCAGACCATCATGGCCACGCAGGCAAACACTGTGCTGCAATCCTATGTGCTCGGATCATCGAGCGCGTTTGCCGATTTGGCCGGTTCTCCACCGCAGGCGGCAAATATCGCAATCGTGAATTTCTTTGTGGTGCTGACCGGGCTGTTGTCCAATCCTAACCGGATTCAATGGTCGGACTTGGATGGGATCACGACATGGACGGCTGGCGTTGGCCAGTCGGATTACCAAGACCTTCCGGATGGCGGCAATTGCCATGGCATATCCGGCGGCGATGCGTTTGGTTTGATATTTCAGGACTCCTCGATCCGGAGCCTGATTTACGCTCCTGGGTCCGGCGTGGTGTTCGATATTGTGCGGGTGTCGACGCAGGATTCGCTCTTTGGTGCCTATTCGATCATCAACGCCGGTGCAAATACGTTCTATTGCTCGGCGCAGGGTTTCAGGATGATCCAGCCTGGCGGCGTTCCAATTCCGATCGGCAAGGAGCGGGTTGACCGCTGGTTTTTGGCCAATGTCGATCCGTCCGCGCTGGGGCTGCTCATCGGCGCTACCGATCCGGCAGCTACCCGCGTTTATTGGGCCTTCAAATCGCAAGCTGGGCAGGCCGGGCTGTTCGACACCATCCTGTGTTTTGATTGGTCGATCGGGCAGAACGGCAAATGGAGCGTGATTTCGCAAACCGGGCAGTATCTCGCGGCGCTGGCTCGGCCTGGTCTTACGCTCCACCAACTGGATGCGATTGCGCCGGGTGCGTTGACGGTTACGGGTGCGGCGGATAATGGCTCGGGGCTCATTCGGCTAACTCTGAATGAGGAATCAAATGCGTTTTTCACCATCGTCGGGCAGAATTTCATCGTGGTGCAGGGAGTGACCGGCACCGTCGAGGCAAATGGCCGATGGTCCTTTAACATCATCGATTCAACCCATATCGACCTACTGAAGGACGAGGACGGCAACAATTCGGCTTTTGCGAATGCTTACGTGAATGGTGGTGCCATCGGCGGGTCGATGGATGCGCTACCATTCTCGCTCGATAGTGTTTCGACTGGTGCCACTGCTCGTTTATCGGCGGTATCGGCGGGTAGTGCAGTCGGGTTCTTCGATGGTGCCAACGTCGAAGCCATCATGGAAACCGATGAGCAGGATTCGGAAGGCGATCTAGTCTTTATCGACGCCGTACGGCCGATCACCGATGCGTCGACGGCAATGATTTCAATCGGCGGCCGGCTCAATGCGCAGGCTGCGGTTACCTATAGCGCAGAGTCGGCCATGTCGGGGAATGGCGATTGTCCGCAACTGGTCGAGACACGGTATGCGCGCGCCAAGCTGCGGATTCCGGCGGCTTCGGTGTGGACATATGCAAGGGCAATTCAACCGAGTTCTGTCCCGGCGGGTGACGCATGAGTGGCATAACCCTGGCAATTACTGAGACGCGCATTCCGCGCCTGGTGCAGGCTATTCAGCAGCTTTACCAGGGCCGCGTTAATTCTGGCGGAACTGTCACGCTGCGGGCTAGTCAGACGACTACCACCGTGAGCGCGCCGAATTGCAGTCCGTCTTGCTCGATCCACTTCGCACCGGTCACCGCGCACGCCGCGGCTTTGAGCCCTGCGCCATATGTGCTGGCGGCAAACACACTGCTGGGATCATTCGTCATAACTCATCCGAGCAACGCGGCCGTAGATTTGACCTTCAAATATGATGCGCGGGGATAATATGAACATCCACGCCCAGATGCCGCATTATTTGATTTGCGTTGACCCCGCGAGAGTTTGGCAGGTATGGCCGATTGTGCGGGATATGATCGATGAAGGCTATGCGGCGACTGGCGAGATAACGCCAGCCGATTTGCCTGAATGGCTTGGCGCAGGCAAAGGGCAATTATGGATATCGGTCGATAACGGTGAGATCGTCGCGGCATTGACGACTTCGCTTGTGCCGATGAGGAACGGTTTGGCGCTTCGCATGATCTGCTGTGGCGGCAGCCGGATAGAACTCTGGAAGGAATGCCACGCTCAAATTGAACAATTCGCACGGGCCGAAGGATGTGATAGAGTTATTAGCGAAGGTCGTCCGGGTTGGTCGCGTGCTTTGAAAATCGGCGGCTATAAAGTGACGCGCGTTACCCTCGAACGAAGGCTCTAGCGATGCCAGTCGGTTCAAGCCAAACTACCCAGCAATCTCAGAACAGCGTCTCGTCCCCTTGGTCGGTTGCGCAACCTCTGCTTACCAGCCTACTCGGTTCATATGGCGGCCAAAGCACCGCGGTAACCCCGGCGCAGACTGCGGCATCGAACCAGCTTGTCTCTGATACCAGCGCCATTCCTAATCAGGGCCCAGGATCGACGGCCGCGGTCAATAACGCGCTGAATTTTAATACGACTCCGCAGCAAGGTATGCTCGGAGGTTCCCTCAATACCATGACGAGCAATCTTTCGCCGCTGACCAATCCGGCCAATCTCAATCCGATGAATACGCCGGGCTTTAGTCAGGCACTCGGCACGATGAATCAGGACATCACCAATCAGGTCGGCAATCAATATGCGGCCTCTGGACGTGATCCGGCAGGTGCTGGCTCTGAGCCTCAAACGCTCGCCCGTGGCCTGAGCCAAGGTGAAGGTCAATTGATCTCGAATCAGTACAACACCAACGCCTCCAATCTGCTGGGTGCAAACAATAGTGTGTTCGGTGCCGGCAATACGACTGCGACCGGGCAGGCCAATCTCGGTGCCACTGGGGCAGGCGTCAATCTGGCCGGTGTCACTGCTGCGCCGACCGCGGCGACCAATTATGCTGCTCCTGGGGCTACGGCACAGACCGCGGCAAATACCGCCTATCAGACACCATGGACTAATCTTTCGTCATTGCTCACGCCTGCGGCGACTATTGGATCGCTTGGCGGTCAAACATCGGGCAGCGGAACATCGACCACCACGGGATCGACGAGTTTGCTGTCCAATATCCTTGGTGGCGCGTCTGGTGGCATTGGGCTGCTGTCGCTGCTTTCGGATATTCGTGCCAAGGAAAATATAGAGCCGGTTGGCAAATTGAACGATGGCCAGGTAGTTCACCGTTTTAACTACAAAGGCCAGCCTGAGACCCACATAGGGCTCTTGGCGCAGCACGTCGCCAAGAAGGTGCCAGGGGCGGTTGGTAAAATCCCAGGTGGATTCGGTTTGTTAGGGGTTGATTACAGGACGGCAACGAATAAGGCCGCATCAATGAAGGAAGCCGCATAATGGTCGCACCAACTCTACCGAATATGTCGATTCCGAATCTGCTCGCCAACTCGCCAAATCCGCAAGCGCAGGGAATGGCGATATTGCAGGCTGCATTGAAACAGCAGCAAGGGAATCAGGTTCCTGGGGGCGCTCCGGGTAATCCGCAGCCGTTGTCTCTCGCTCCGCCATCGCAGGGCGGAATGGGGTTGCTGTCCAAGCTATTTGGCGGGGGCCAGCCTAATCCGGTCACTCCGCCAATTGGTGGAATCGACCCGAATACCGGAATGCCGCCGACTGGCGCCTCGGCGGCTATGCCGAACCTTGGCGGCGCGGGTCCGGCACCTACGGCTATGACCGGACTCTGGTGAGGTAAAACGTGGCCGGACTTCTCGACAATCTGCTGGCGAGCTTGGTTGCATCCAATATGCAGCAGCCGGGCAATAGCTATTCGCCAACGGGGGCGGAAGGCATTCCCGATCCGTCTGCAGTCGATCCCTTTGCCAATGCTCCGGCTCCTGCCGCGCCAAAACCGGCAGCGCAGCCGTTTGGGCCGGTCGCTGGGCTACTCAACGCGCCGGCCGGATCGCCCTATAGCCAGCCAGCGGGGCCGTTCGATCAGCCGCCGGCCACCAATGACGTGCAGGCGCAGGAACCCCAAGTTTTCAAGGATGGGGTGCCATTGCCCAAGCCTAGGCCGGATACGGGCCTCAATGGACGCGATGAGGCGGCCACTGGTGCGCCGCTTTCGCTTTCCCCTCCCATGCCATCGGATTCGGCCCAATTGCCTCCCGGTGCCACTCCTACGGGCCCTGCGGCCCCTGCGGCGGCTCCCGCGGCATCTTCGGGGGGTGGAATTGGCGGTTTACTGGGGAATGTGGCCGGAAAACTCTTAGACCCGAATCATGCCGCGACTTGGATGGCGCTGGCTTCCGGGTTTGCGGGTGCGCCGTCGCTCGGGATGGGCATTGGGCGGGCTGCGGCTGCGGCTGGACCGGCCATGCAGGCTGATCGGGCCATGCAGATGAAAATGCAGGGTATTCAGGCGACCTACCAATCCGTTCGCCAAGAATTGCAGGCCCAAGGCGTTCCGGCCGGCGAGGCGGCAAGCAAGGCGCTTGCAATGGCGCAAAACCCCGATTTGTTGAAAGCGATGGCGCCGCAAGTATACGGCACTAACCCGCCGGAATGGAAAGAGGTGGCGCGAGACGCCATCGGCAATCCGATCATGGGTCTGGTTGACGTCCGAAAGGGCACGATCAACGGCACACCAATGGCAAAATGGCAGGCTGGTGATACCGCTGGCGGAGGCGTTGCTGGGGGTCCAGGAGGTGCGACCAGCGTCGATCCATCCTTGACTGGTCAGGCTTTCCTCGATGCGGTAAGCAAAAATCCGAAATTCGGACCCGGCGAAGCTTCGAAGGTGCAGGGCATCGCGGAAGGTAAAATCGCATATCCGACCGGATTCATCATGAAAACGCCTTATGGGCGGTGGTTGACCAATGCGGTTGGCCAATATGAGCCGGGTATTGATTCGACCAAGATCAATCAGCGTAAGACCTTCAATACCCAATTAGGTTCCACCACGCCGACATCAATCGGCGGGCAAAAGAATCTAATGGGAACCTCGCTAGGTCATCTTGGCGAGGTCGCAGACGCCGCAGTATCGTTGCAAAATAGTTCTGGCCCATTGCCTAATTGGATACCGGGTAGTGCACAGGTTGCCCAGGGCATCAACGCCGTTTCCAATACCAGCGTTGACCGGCAGGCGAAGGCAAATGCATTGAATGACGCAGTGCAGAAGCTTTCCGGCGAACTTGGCAAACTTTATTCTGGCTCATCTGGCGGTGGGATCGCAGAACGCGAACAAACTCAATCGAGATTTGGACCAAGTCTGACGCCGCAGGCCATGGCGGCATCCTTGGAAATGAGCAAGGCGCTTATCAATTCCAAGCTCGCGGCATTGGAAAATCAGCAAGATCAGATTTTCGGACCTAATAATCCGGGGCGCACTGATTTCTTGGGTACAAATGGGCGTGCCGCAATTGCGAAGATTGATTCGGCCATTGCTCGCTTGCGTGGCCAGCAGCCTGGGGCTGCGGCCGATACCGGTCCTCCTGCTGGCGTCCCGGCTCCTGCTGGTCCGGCTGCTGCCGCGCCGATGGCTCCTGCACCAATGGCACCGCCGCGCGCTGCTGCGCCGCCGCCGGGCAATTACGTGTATAATCCGGCGACACGCTCGCTGGTACCGGCCCAATGACCATCAATGTTCAAGGCGCAGACGGCTCTAACTTCGCCTTTCCTGACGGAACGGCCGAGGCTGATATCACTGGTGCCATGGATGCCCATTACGGGGCTCCCGCTGCGCCGGCTGTACCTTCTGCCGAGCCAATCAGCGCGACCAATCTGGCCCGTTCTGCCGCGCGCGGGGTTCCGATCGCTGGTGGTCTAGTCGACAAGGCAGAGGCGGCAACTGAGGCGGCACTGGCCCCGGCGGTCGAGCCATTCCTGACGCCGGGCCCCAATAGCCTTATGCCCTCCGGTGGCTTCGGTGCCCGCTATGCCAAGGCGCTCGCCCTTCAGCAGGCCAAGGATACCGGTTTCGATACCGCCCATCCGGTTACCTCGACTGCGGCTAAGATCGCCGGCGGCGTCGGTTCCTTTGGTGGCGCGATCAAAGCAGTTCCTGAGCTAGCCAGCACACTCGGCTTCGAAGGCACTATTCCGCAGATGATCACCAAAGGCGCGGTGTCTGGTGCTGGCCTAAGTGCGGCCGATGCGCTGACGCGCGGCGAGGATCCCGGCACTGCTGCGGTGGAAGGGGGTGCTTTGGGTGCTGTCGGTGGTCCGACTGGTCGGCTAATTGGGAAGGCCGTGGGCGCTGGCATGCGCGCGGTCCGCGGCGCCCCTGCGCTTGAGCACGCCGTCACTACGCCGGTAGCAGGGGTGGACGTGCCGGTTCCTACGGCCGATCCGGCGGTCGCTTCTCAGATCGAGATTGCGCGCCGCGGTGGTGCTGGCGTTCCGGCCCAGCAGGTAGTGCAAACCGGTGACCAAGGTGTGCAGTCCGCACTCGATCAGGCAAAGGGCAATATCGGGGCCTCGCTCGATCCGAATGCCTCGCCGGCGGCAATACCGCAGGATTCAGCCGCATCGGTGGCTGCCGAATTACAGGCGAATGAGGCCAATCGGTTCCAGACCGAACAGGGGGTCATGCAGCGGGCATTACAAGCCACGCAGGAGGCATCGCAAGGCACTCAGGACATTCGCCAAAGCCTCGATACGACTGTGGCCCCTCCAGAGGTCATTCAGGCGGCCCATGACGATTTCGCCAAGTTTGGGCCTAAAAATGCCTTCGTTCCTCAAAAAGCGCAGGCAATCAGTGATAAATTCGGGCCACGGGCTGCCGAAGGATATACGAGCGAATATGATCGACTGATCGCAGCGAATCAGCAGGCGGTTCCCGTTACTACCGGAGCAGGAATAGGCGCGGAACCAAAATTACCGGCTACCCCTGCTGGCCTAGATACGGACGTATTAACCCCAGCCGCCACCCAAGCCGCTCAAGAAGCCCCCCCAATTAGCCCTCCTGCGAGCGGAGTAGCCCCCCCAAATCCGGCAACTATCCCTGCCATACACGCAGAGTCCCCCCTAGCAGCAGGGGAAGTGCTCTCGGCTGGCATCCAGCGCAAGGCCGAAGAGGCTGCGGCGACCAGAACTGCGGCTTATGCGGCCAAAGCTGCCATTCCCGGCGAATACAACGCCGCGGCGCTCAAAGGTTCCGGCAATGCGATACGCAATGCACTGAGTTCTGGACCCGATGCAGTCCGTGTTTCCGAAGGGTTAACTCCGCGCGCATCGCAGGCTTTGCAAATTATCGATGAGACGATTGGCGGAAAGCCCCCGGCTGTTCTCCCGAATGAAGCCACGCCTTTCACCGCAGTCCGCGGCGAGGGTGGAAAGTTCGAGAGTGGACAAGCACCGCAGCCGATCACCGGCGAGACGATGGAGGATGTTCGCAAGCAATTGAACATGCTCTATGGCGATTCAATGCGAGCCGCCAATGGGCCGGGCGGAAATGCCACAGACCTGCGCGCTATGCGGCGGATCATTGATGCTTTCGACACCCATATCGGCAACGTCGAGGATGCTGGTGGGTTCTCAGGCGATGCCGATGCGTTGGCGAAAGCCCGTGATGCCGCACGCGCTTCCCATGTAGCTTATAAAACGACTTTCCAGCCTCGAAATCCCGGCGATAAGACAGGGGCGAGCATCGAGAAAATAGTCGGGAAATTCGATGGTCAGGAAGCCGGTCCAGATCAGATTATGCAGATGGCCTATGGTTCTCCTGCGGAGCCGGGCGGCACGCCAGCAGCGCAATTGGCGCAGCGAATCAAATCGATGTTCGGTGAGAATTCGAAGGAATGGGCGGCCTATAAGCAGGGGTTGCTCTCGCATCTTGTCGATAATCCAGACGGCACGCCGCGGGATGCCCTTGACGCAGCCGCGCGCATCGATAAATTTCTAAAGGCTCCGAAGGGTAAAATCCTATCGCAGACGGCATTTACCGCCGATGACCGGGCGGCGCTGGCGAATCACGTCGAAAGATTGAATTCCTCTCAAGCAGATTTGCAGGCGGCCCAGCCGGTAGCCCTGAAAGACCTCGGCGCAGTGGACAAGGTTATTGCTCGCATCACCGGTCGTGATGGTGGACCTCCCGCTTCGCTCAATGACGTGACCAATTTTCTTTTTGGTCCTACTGCTGGCAAGAGCTCAGTGCAGCAAGCGACGGTTTTGCATCTTAAGCGCGTTCTTTCTCCCGAAGGATTTAGCGCACTGCAAAACGGCATGTGGAAGCACTTGACCGATGTGCCGCCCGGTAAGCTTTCGGTTACGGCGCAGCATATTTGGTCGAACCTCGATCAGTTTTTCAATGGCTCCGGTAGTGCCGTGTCGAAGGCCCTTTATCCTGAGAACGTGCGCGTCGAGGGTCAGAGATTGGCCGAAGCTTTCAAGGCGCAAATTCCTCTGCCAGGAACAACTAACCCATCAGGAAGCGCGACGATTGGCTCGCAGATTCTTCGCAAGTCGGCAAAGAGCATCCTTCCAATCATCGGCTATATGCACGGCGATCTATCTGGTGCAGTGGCCGGCGCGCTTGCAAACAAGGTGGTCGAGCCGATAGCAGCTCGACGCGCCGCTAGACAAATTGGTTCGCTTTATTATGGCCCGCAGCCTAAAGTGCCGATCGACCCTCGGTTTGCTAAAGCGGCAGGCATCCTTACTCGGGGCGCCGCTCAGGGGCAGGTCGGCGGTCCCTAACGTCAAGCCATTTCGCAATGGCGACAACTCCCACTAGCAGCACAGCGGCGGTCGTGGTTCCGATCAAGCCGATGAAGGCAGGAATGATGTAAAGGCGCAGCGCGACCATTATTCCGATGAAGGTCGCGACCATCGCAATCCGCAGGAGCATCGGTATGGCTGACAGTTCTGTGGACATTCCCGCGATCATCCGTGAAAAAGCGGCGGCTTACGGCGTTGATCCCGACACGCTCACACAAATCGGCAAGGTGGAAAGCGGGCTTGACCCTAATAGCGCAAATCCTGGTTCCTCCGCGAGAGGATTATTCCAGCAAACCACCGCTAATTGGAAGCAATACGGCAACGGCGGCGATCCGCTCGATCCCGTGGCGAATGCCGATGCTGGCGCTAGGTTCATGGCGGCAAATCAGAAGCTGCTCACGGCATCCGGTATTCAGCCGACGCCTGGTGCGCTTTATCTGAGCCACTTTGCCGGCCCTAGTGGGGCGCTGAAGGTTCTCAAATCCGATCCGACTGCATCGGCGGCTGATATTCTCGGGCCCGCGGTGGTCAAGGCCAATCCATTCCTCGCCAATATGTCGGCAGGTGATTTGCAGTCTTGGGCTAATCGCAAGATGGGCAGTTCGCCGGCTGGTGCGCCTGCTTCCACCGCTGCACCGACGCAGTTGGCCTCCGCTGCTCCGGTCGCTGGTGCTCCACCTGACACATCGGCGGCTGCATCACCTGAACCAGCATTGAATCCAGACTTGATGGCGCAGTTGTCAGCCGTTCCGAAAATGCTGGCGCAATCGCAGCCTGATATTTCGCAGCAGGCACCGCCGACGATGGCACCTATGTTTGATCCATCAGCACTCGCTCGCGCCCGCATACTGTCTCGTGTTATAACTGGTCAGCCGATCACAGGATGAAATAAATTATGGCTGAGAGCAAAAAACATTACCCTTCAATTGATCGCATCCGAGAACTGTTCACATACGATGAAAACAGCGGACTTTTCTTTTGGCACATCAACAAAGGAGAAATGAGAATTGGCGATATTGCTGGATCAGACAATGGTCGCGGATATATTCGTCTTACAATAGATGGAGATCGTCGATTAGCTCATCTGGTTGTTTGGTTCTTAAAGATGGGTGTCTGGCCAACTCACAAAATTGATCATGAGGATGGTGATGGCTTTAACAACCGATGGAGCAATTTGAGGCGAGCTACACAGGCAGAAAACCTAGCAAACAAACGCATTTCATCGAGAAATAAAAGTGGATTTAAGGGTGTTATCTTTGATGAGGATAGGCAACTATTTCGTGCTGAAATTACAAAGGGATCATACAGAGAATTCCTTGGCCGATTTAGAACAGCGGTAGAAGCTCACGCAGCCTATGCGGCTGCGGCGCACCGAATACACGGCGAATTTGCGAGGATACAATGAGTTTCTGGCAATGGTCAAAAATAGCGGCGAATAACGCTACAGCCGATCCTTCCATAAACTATAGCGTCGGCATGAGCCCGTCCTCTGTGGACGCATCGGGCCGCGCCCAAATGGCCCGCACCGCTGAATTCCGCGATGATACTTCCGGTCTGTTGGTGACTGCTGGCACCGCCACGGCCTACACGGTCACAACCTATGAAGGATTGGCGGCCACTCCGAACGACGGCCAGCTTATTGCCTTCACGATGAATGTGACAAACGGAGTTGCGGCCACTCTGACCTGTGATGGCGGCAATACCTACCCGCTCCAAAGCAGTCCCGGCATTGCGGTGCCTAGCGCGGTGCTTATCGCAGGGACGCCATACACCGCGAAATTCTCTACGGCTAATTCATCTTGGATAATGCGCGATTTCTACGGCAGTTCTTTCGTTGTTCCGATTGGTGGCTTGGTGCCGTATCTCGGTGCGACGTCTCCGAATAGCAATTTCGTTCTGCCTTATGGACAGGCGATTTCCCGCACGACTTATTCAGCGTTGTTCGCGCTTGTCGGCACTACTTTCGGCGTTGGCGACGGAACGACGACCTTCAACGTGCCTGATTTGCGCGGGCGCACTATTGCGGCGATCGATAATCTTGGCGGTACTGCGGCCAATAGGCTGTCGACAACTTATTTTGGCTCCGATCCGACGGTGCTCGGCGATGTCGGCGGTTCGCAAAATCATACGTTGACGCAGGCCGAACTTAGTACTGCCTTGGGTACAGCAACTTCTGCCGTTAGTGGCACAATTTCCAACCCCAATGGATTTACGCAGGGTGTCTTTATCGGCGCAGGCGGTGGAGGTGCCGGTACAGGAACGCAAACCACTAACGGGATATCTACAGCTGGCATCACAGTTTCTACGAGCATCACGAACTCATCGGGCGGCAACGCCCACGCCATCGTGCCGCCGATGATGGTAATTTCCTTCATACTGCGGGTGTTATAAATGACAGTGCTCACCAGCGATCTCCGCAATACCCGCCAATCCGCGCGCGAGCTCCGGTTTGAGCCGACTGGTTCGATCTCGGCGACGAATGTGCAAACCGCCATTCAGCAGGCATCGTCGCAACAGCTCGCGCTGGTGCCGACGACGGTCGCTTTCGCCGCATCGCCATATCCCGTGAAATCGACCGATACGTTTCTCGCGATCGATACATCTGGCGGTGTGGTGGTGATCGACTTGCAATCGGCGGCATCGCGTCTTGGGGTTCCGCTGACGATCAAGGACGTGACCGGTCATGCGGCGGCTTATCCGATGAGCGTGGTGCCGAATGGTGCCGAGACGGTCGACACGCTTGCGCCCTATCCGATCACTGGCGATTTTGGCGGTGTAACGCTTATTCCTCAGACCGGAGGCTATACAGTCTCGCCATGAAATTCCTCACTCGCATCGTCGCCGTTCTCGCGGTCCTATCGTCGGTCGCTTTCGCCCAGCAGGGCACGCAGCTTCCATCCGGAAATTTGTGGGGCAATCCGACCGCATCGCGGGCGCCCGGCAAGCCAGCCACGCCGTCGTCGATCTTCGATCAGGCATTTTCTGCGACACAAGGCTCATTGCTTTATCGCAACTCAACGGTGTGGACACCGCTAGGTCCCGGCACTGCTGGCCTGCCGCTACTTTCTGGTGGCGCAGGTGCAAACCTCGCCTATGGAATTCTAGGCTTGCCTGCTGGCGGTCTCGGCGGGTCGCAAGCTGCTGCGACAGCAGGCCAGATCCCGGTATATCCGGGATCTGGAGGGGCGGCCGTCCCGAGCAGCTTCACACAGACCGGCACTGGCGCTGTCGCACGCGGCATCTTCGACAAGGTCGCCGACTGGCTTAATGCAAAAGACTTTGGTGTCCTTTGCGATGGCTCGACGAATGACGTAGCCAATATCAACAAGGCTATCGTAGCCGCTAATGCAGCGGCGGCAGGCACACTGGAGGGCCAAGTTGGTGTTCAACTTCCGGCCGGTGTTTGTATGGTCGGCACAACGCAGATTGAAATTCTTGGTAACGTTTGGGTGCGTGGTGCTGGCATGGGCATCACGACTTTGCAACTGCCGGCTGGTTCGCCATTTTCGACCGACATTATCGAGATCAATACAGGGTCCTCTATCGCAAATGTGCAGGTGTCCGACCTGACGATTGATGGCAACAACAACACTGGCGTTTCTGGCAGCAGCATCTTTGCGCAAGGCGTCACCAACCTTATTATTCAACGTGTTGAAATCTCCCGCATGTATGGAATGTTCGGGATCCTGGGCCAAGGTATCCTTGATAGCTACATCATGGACAACCGCTGTAAGCTGACGACGGCACGGTCCACGCAGAACGAGTGTATTATTCTCACTCAAGCGCTCCCGAACAATAACGTTATTGTGGCGCGGAACACGCTCATAAACAGCGGCATGGAGGCGGACGGCACGCGTCTTAAAATTCTCGACAACACTATCACCGGCTGGAATTTCGGCGCAGGTATCGTCATGGGCCCCTTCGTGGGGACCTATGACAACATTGTTACCGGAAATCACGTTTATAGCAGCGGCCTCGGGCCGGACAGCAGCGTTACATACCCGGTGTGTTTGGAGATTTGGTCGTACAAAACCGTCATTGCGAATAACGTCGTACACGACTGTGCTGGCTCCGGCATTTCCTCTGGCGGTGATAGCAATACAATCGTAGGCAATGTCACCTATGACAATGGCCGTAACGCGGCGTCCACAACAGGACTGAGCGGTATTATAATTCAATATTATGCAAATAATTTGTGGTCGAATGGTAGCAACAACATTGTCAGTGGCAACCGATCTTACAACACAAACGGCGTGGCTGGTCCGCAAACCTACGCTGTTGAGATAAACGCTCTCATCACGGGCCTTAATCTAGGGATCAACTCTTTTGCTGTTGGGTCTCTGGGCGTAGTGAGCAATTCCAGTCTCGCCACGTCTACCTTGTCAGCGCCTCTGGTTCTCAACGGAAGCACCAGCGGCTCCGCAACAATTGCTGCACAAGCTGTCGCGGGAACACCTTCCATTACGCTCGGCACGTCTAGCGGAACCCCGGCTGTGGCGGCTACGGCTCCGCTCGCGATCACGGCGGCGACGGGCAACATCACCTGCACCGGTTGCCTCACAAATACCCCGGCAGCCCTGACCAAGACAGACGACACGAACGTCACCCTGACGCTCGGGGGCACGCCGACAACTGCGCTGCTGCAAGCTACGTCCCTTACACTGGGTTGGACGGGTACACTGGCCAATGCGCGTCTAGCGACGATGGCGACAAACACTGTTAAGGGCAACGCCACCGCAGGCACGGCATCCCCGACCGATCTCGCGGTGAGCACCTGCTCGACTGCCGCGTCGGCTTTGATCTGGACCACTAACACCGGCTTCGGGTGCAACACATCAATCACGGCGGCTGCGGTACCCGTCGGCGGCATCACTGGTCTCGGCACGGGTATTGCTACGGCCCTTGCAGTCAATGTAGGAACGGCTGGCGCTCCCGTCATCAACGGCGGCGCGTTGGGTTCCCCTTCGTCAGCTGGTACATTGCCTGCTTACACGCTCGGCGGCACAGTCTCTGGTGGCGGCAATCAGATCAACAATGTCATTATTGGCACCAGCACCCCCCTTGCAGGATCGTTTACGGCGCTTACAGCTTCAACATCTGCTATAGTCACTTCAGCTTCAGCAAATGCGCTAACCGCCGGTCTTAATGGTGCGACGCATCCCGCCTTCAATGTGGATGCTTCAACTGCATCACAAACGGCAGGTTTGAATGTCAAAGGTGCAGCGCTTAATGGCACTGTTGCTGTTGCTGTCATTGACACTAGTGGCAACACCAATCTGACAATCAACGCTCTAGGCAGTGGTACTATCGGTATTGGAAGCGTCTCGACTGGTGGAGTAACTATAACTCCTGCCACAACTATAACAGGAATCACGACCCTATCTAATTCAACAGCAGCAAATGGCCCCAATCAAGGCGCGCTACAAGTAACTGGTGGCATCTGGGTTGGTGCAGACAGTTATTTTTCTGGCTCGAACACACTATTCGCTGGTACAGCATATTACCAAGGAAATCTTGGTGGGACTTACCCGAACACTAATTCTGGTGTTGCTCTAGGCGGTAATTTTTCCAACGGAAACTCCGAAATAGATTTTTTCAATACTACAACTGTAGCAACTGATAGTTTTAGATTTTATCAACAAACAGGGGCTTCTGCGGCAACTTTAGTAGCTGAGATGTTAAAAACATATTTCAGTGTGCCATTAACGACCGCAACGACAAGCACAACAACAGGATCAATCGTAGCTGGAGGTGGCATTGCTGCTGGGGGAGCAATCGCAGCAACTTTAGCTAACGCAGCTACAACAAGCGCGGTTTGCTACAACACAGGAACCGGGCTTTTCTCCTACGACGGCACGCTCGGCACCTGCACGATTTCCGACGAGCGCCTAAAAAACATGGGACCGCGCATTCCGAACGCGCTGGAAAAGCTGCTCAAGATCAACGGCGTGTACTACACTTGGAAAGACCCAGCGATGGGAAAAGGACGGCAGATCGGCATGGGCGCGCAGACGGTCGAGCGTGTATTTCCAGAACTCGTGCAGACTGACTCGCACGGAACAAAGAGCCTGGACTATCAGCGCCTCACCGCGCCGATCATCGAGGCCATTCGAGAGTTGAAGGCTGACAACGACAACCTGCGGCATGAAGTCGAACAACTGAAATGGAGAGTGAGATGAGGTTTTATTGGTTTGCTATTCCATTTGCGTTGCTCGCAGTCCCCTCCTTCGCACAGCAACCAGCGCCGCCGACCACAACTACCGTGCCTAGCCAATTGCTGACGACTGGCGCGGTATTCCAGGGAAATACTTCTGGTGCCGCTGCTACATCGGCCACTGGCGTTTTAACCTCATGCGTCCTGAGCGGTGAAACCGTTACGGGATTCACGCAATCAAACAATATCTAATGCAGGATAATCTCTCCAAGGCGCTCACTTTCATCACCACTGACGAAGGTGAGGAATTGAATGTCAGCCCTGATGAGCCGGGAGGGGCTTCCAAGTGGGGGGTGACGCTCACCGATCTATCGGAGGTTCGCGGTAAGGCCTGCACGGTAGCCGATGTTTCCGCCCTGACCCAGGACGACGCCAACGCGATTTACTCGACGCGGTTTGCGGTTCCGATTCAATTCAACGTCTTGCCGTCCGGCGTCGACTACCGCATGTTGGACTGCGCCGTTACTCTCGGCATCACGGGGTCGATAGAGGCGATTCAGATGTGCCTCGCGATGTGGCCCACGACTGGTGCGATGGACGCCGCCACGCTGGCAGCGGTTGGTAAGGTCACGCCGGCTGTGCTAGTGTTGCAACTCGACGCCGCCTGGCTGACTTGGAAGCGTAGCTTGGAGCCGAATGGTTGGGAGACTTACGGACACGGGTGGAATAATCGAGTGCTTAAAGTGAAGGCTCGTCTGTCGGCAATGATGGGAGTGTAGACATGACGTCATTAGCATCATACGCTTCGCAGCAACTGATCCGCGAAGGGGACAGCGGACAAGACGTCACCACGTTGCAAACGGCTCTAGAGGCGGCCGGTTATCGCATCGTTGCTGATGGCGTTTTCGGTGATTACACCGCCGCAGTTGTTCAGAAATTCCAGGTCGCGCATGGGCTCGCTGCCGATGGCGTAGTTGGGTCGATCACCGCGGCTCTTTTGGATGCCCCGCACGGCGCATTGATCGCAACAGCTCGACCCCTCCCGGCAATCTCAAATAATTCTGATCCTCGTTTTTCGTTTCCTCACGATGACACGGCGTCGATGATCGCCTTCTACGGCAACCCGTCAGTGAACAACGCTCAATGGCAAGCAGAAAATCTAGTCCCGGTCATTCCGCCGTGGCAGATGGTGGGTGGGGATAGTGACGATGGGAAGACGCCGATCAAGGATATTTATTTTCACCGCAAATGCGCGCCAAACCTTCTTGCCGCAATGAACGACATCTGGACAGGCTGCGGCAAGAACTACGACATGATCCAATCATATGGCCTGCACATCTTCAGCGGCGCTTACAACTACCGACCGATCCGCGGTAGCTCTCGGTTGTCAGAACATGCTTTTGGTGCCGCGATTGACATCGACGCCCCGGCCAATCCTATGACTTCCGACCTCAGTGTAAAGTACAAGATGCCGCAAATCGCCATCGAGGCTCTGAAGGCGCGTGGCGCGTGGTGGGGTGGCGATTATAGACAACGTAAGGATTACATGCACTTCGGTTTCGCACACGAATAGGAGCTACCCATGACCCCAAATAATGACCAACTGTTGATGATGCTGCGTTGGGTTCTTAGCGTCGGCGGCCCTGTTGGCGCGTTGCTAGTATCACATGGTATGTCGGCGGATCAGGTCACTGCACTCACAACTTGGCTACTTACCGGTCTCACTGTTATTCCGCCGGCCGTCGCTTTCGTCTGGGGCCTGTTTGCTCATACTCATGCCGCCGCGATTGCGACTGTGAACGCGATGCCAAAAGATCAAGTCCTTGGCGTTGTCGTCGCAACGACTGCATCGGACGGCGTTCTTGCTGCCGCACAAAATCCCGCGATGTCAAAAGTGATGATGGCAACGCCAGCCCTTACGGCGGCAATCGCCGCAGCGCCAGTAACGATAGCGATTAAGTAATGAACCATTGTCTCGGCAAGCTGCCGGCTCGCCCCGGCGCCATCAGCTTTAAGTTCTCCAAATACTTCAAGGTAGCCGCGCTGCCGACGCCGCCTGCGGTGTTCGGGCATCAGGCCATCGTCAACGAATGGGGAGTTTTGGGCAACGATCAATATGGCTGCTGCGTACTTTCTGGCGGAGACCATGAATCGATGCTCTGGACCGCAGAGGCTGGCACCGTCGCGCCGTTCAACGATAGCTGCGCGCTGAGTGACTACTCGGCCATCACCGGGTTCAACCCTGCTGATCCGGCCACCGACCAAGGCACGGACATGCAGGCCGCGGCGTCCTACCGCCGTACGACCGGCCTGATCGACGCCAACGGCGTACGGCACAAGGTCGACGCCTATGTCGCGCCGGCCGTCGGTGATGTGAACGAATTGATGGCGGCGACTTACCTGTTCGGCGCGGTCGGCTTCGGTTTTCAGTTTCCCGCGAGCGCGATGACCCAGTTCAATGCGGGACAGCCTTGGTCAGTCGTTCCTGGTAGCCCGATTGAAGGGGGGCATTATGTTCCATGCCTTCGCGGGGAAACGCTCATCAGTCTCCTTGACGGTCGAAATGTACCGATTGGAGAACTAGCGGCACTCGGAAAGAATCAATGGGTGTACGCTATTGATAAATCTCACCGCGTCGTTCCTGCTCTTGCAACGAATATCCGTCAGACAGGAAGAGGACGATCACTTGTCAGAATACATCTTGACGATGGATCATCGTTCGATTGTACGAACGATCATCTAATTATGCTTCGGGATGGATACTATTTGGCGGCTGGTCTACTCACCGAAGGCGCATCTCTTATGCCTTTATATCGGCGGCTGTCGGATGGTTCTTATCACAAGATGTTCGGCTACGAAGAGATCATGGACCCTTGCTCTAATGAGTGGGTATTTACCCACTGGCGCGTTACGGAAGAGGCTGTCGGCAGACGTTGGGGAGTCGTACATCATGATGATCGGAACAAAAGAAACAACTCGCCTAATAATCTAATCCGCATGTCATGGGACGCACATCGGGCGCTTCACGCCGCCGATATGGATGCTCTAACGCAATATGTGAAAAGTGAAAAAGGCCGAGATCGATCAAGGCAACTTATGACAGATAGCTGGGCCGATGAAGACAGACGGAAGCGGCACATCAATCATCTAAAGACCAATCCAAAATTGGCAGCGCATAGGAAGGCTGGTTTCTTCGACAAAGCAGCCCAAAGCCAAAATGGCAAAAAGACTGGTCCAATCAATATCAAATTAACTCAGACGCCTGAAGCAAAAGCGAAGAAGGTAGAAACACAAAGAGAGCGTCTACTGACTGATCCGGCGTTTAGAGAAAAGAAAGCTGAGATAGCACGTCAAAACGGAAGTAAAGTATCCCGTCTTACAAGAGAGCAGATTATTTACGTTGAGGAACGTCTAAAAAATGCGCCCATTGGAAGAAATGCTGAATTAGCGGATGAACTATGCGTAAGTCGTTCGGTTATTTCAAGAATAAAGAATGGACCTCACATAAATCACAAAGTTGTTGCGATTGAAGTTCTCCCTGGGGTGCATGATGTATATGACATGGAGGTTCCAAAATATCATAATTTTGCGATTGGATCCGGAGTTTTCGTGCATAACTGCGTTGGACGGCGCGCCAATGGAAATCTGGTATGCGTCACTTGGGGTGCCCTGCAAGAAATAGAGCCATCCTTCGCTCAGTCTTTCAATGACGAATCGGTGGCGTACTTGTCCCTTGAGTCATTAAAGAATAGCATATCGCCTGAGAACTTCGACTTGGCGACGCTGCAAGCCGATCTGAACGCCTTACCCGTGCAAGGGAGTTGAATATGAAACGATTGTTACTCGCCTCCGCCATCCTGTTTGCGCCAGCGATTGTCTCGGCACAGACCCCCACGCAAGTCGGTCCTTGCGTGTGTACCTACGCCGGCACTGGTGTGACCTGCACATGCCCCGCGGCGCCGGCCATGACCCCAGTTCCAGTGGCCCCTGCTTACGATCCGGTGGCCGCAGCCCAAGCCGCACAGGGGATGGCGGCGCAGCAACAGTTGATATATTTGCAGTCACAGCAGTATCGTGACATTCAAATGCAGCAGTGGCAGAGAGATCACCCGCAGCAACCTTGGAACGGGCAACCCGACCAGCATCCCCACTGAACCAGAGGCGAAGAATAATCTTCGCCGCAACACCAGAGAGAGGCCACCATGTCTTGGATCGACACCGTTACTTCGCTACTCGCCAACCCGACGACCGCAGCCGCCGGTACTTCGATGCTCAATGCTATGGGCAGCAAGACGACAACCAACTCGCTGATTATGAATCAGCTCTCGCTGCTTGAGCAGAACCCCAGCTCGGCCGTCACCATCGTCAGCGCCATCGGCGGGATTTCCGGCGTGCCGCCGGCCATCATGCCGCTGGTCAATAACCTGCCAAACTTGGCGAACGACCCATCGCCAGCCGGCAAGGCTGCTCTGTTGTCGGCAGTCGCTCAGATCGAGAGTTTGCTGCCGCAGTCGCGCTGGCTGTGAAGCTTCGGTCGCCAGCGATCATCCCCATAGTCGCTGCCATCGTATTACATGGCAGCGGCTTCTTTGCTCATTTGGAACCTATCCTCGGTCCGGCCGGCAGGATCATAGGCGGCATCGACAAGCTGGTCACCAATATGTCTGACCTGAGAAACTACGGGCCGCAGCAAGGGAACCTGACCAATGTCAATCCTAATGTATTTCATCAAACACGGCTCCCAGATCATGGCGTTGCTCGCCAAAGGTAACACGCCGGGCGGATCGCACCTCATCATCGAATTGCTCAACGCCAACATGCCGCTCATCAAAAAGACATGGCCAGAGCTGAACAATAATAGCCTGCTCGATGACACGGTGGCGATGCTCAAGGAACAGATCACAACGGCAACGACGCCTCTTCCTCCCCCGAACGTGGGGGCCTAAGAGTGACTGGCACCCTTGATAAGATTGCCGAGAGTACGTTCAGCCGGTTTACGTCGCGCATTGCGATCATGGTCGTGCCGTTTTTGATGCTGGCTATCGTTTGGTTTGTTCAGCACGAAATCGGCATCTTGGAGAGTAACCACACTGAAGAGGTAGCTTCGCGTGCGTCCCATGAGAAGACTATGTGGGATCAAATCGGTAAGATGACCGCTACGCAAAACGACACCGCTCTCAAACTCTCGAACGTTGGGGCTCAATTTGCCGATCATCAAAAAGACGACGACAAGTTTTCTGCCACCGTGGCCGAATCGCTCAAGGGCATTGCAGCGCAGATACGAGATATTACGGTATCATCCGCGCGGGTTGCTCCTACGCCAGCGCCAGCCGCTGCGCCGCCAGCGGTGCCTGCTACGGTGCCGAAGCCATGACAGATCAGTGGTGGATAGCTATTTTCACAAATGCCGTCATAGTCATTGGCTCTCTATGGCTAGGAAGCATCCGATTAACCGCAAAGATTGGAGCGTTTCAGACCGAGATTTGTACATTGCTTAATAAACGCGACATAGATAGCCTCCACGAAGGGACCGCCGTAAGAAATGAAATTTATAAGTCGGTTCATGATTTTGGCGAAACAATCTCGGCCCTCAAACAAAAAATAAATGAGGTGGAGCTATTCGGATCGACTCATTACGTTAGGCGCGAGGGAATTATACAACTCGCCGATTCAATCACGGCGTTGCGATCTGAAATACGCGCCGACTTGCTGCGGATGGAACAGAAGATAGATCAAACGACTTGAGCCGAATAAGGAGATCCACATGCTTGGCCTGATCATAATTATATTCCTTTTACTTTTCTTCGTCGGCGGCGCCGTCCCAGGCCCGTGGTACGGCCAGCGCCGTGTCCCTGGTCAGCCAGTCACGCCAGCGCCTGCCTACTGGCACGGGTATGGTGGAGGGCCGTATGTGCCGGGCGGCATCGGGCTAGTCCTATTAATCCTGATCGTACTTTTGGTGATGGGCAGAATCTAAAGCGGCAAAGCGAGTTCGTTAAATTAGTCCCGGCCGCCCCCTTGTCGTGGGGGGCGGTTTTTTGTTAGGAATGGCCTTCCCCAACAGCACTGGACTTTCCACGCGCTCAAATTCGCAATTCCGCGTCAAAACCACGGAGCTCCGAAATGCAATCGCGAACTATCCTGCTTGCCGCCTTGGCGGCCGCCACCATCGCTCTCTCGGCCCCGGCCGAGGCGCGCCGCAGCGCCAATTTCGTCGACGCGGCTGCTGTTCCGGCTTATCCGACCTCGAATTGGGTTAGGACTGCCCGCGGCCGCCACCATGCTGGCCACCAGCCGCGCCACCGTCGCGTGGCTGCCTATCGGAGGCACCATGAGGCTAGGGAAGCCCATAGGGCTATCAGGCGGTCATCTGTGGGCGAATCCTACCTATCCCATCCGGCTGGGTGTCCAGCTAGGGCATTCTGCGGATGCGGAGCCGCGGTAGAGGTATTTGGGCGCGCGGTCCGGTCCCTTTGGCTGGCAGCAAATTGGTATCAATTTCCACGATCGGCACCGGCTCCAGGAATGGTGGCGGTGAGGCGACATCATGTGTTCGTCCTACGTGAGTTGATCGGCGGAGCGGTGTGGCTCACAGCCGACTACAACAGCGGGGGGCATAGATCGCGGCTTCATGCGCGAAGCGTTGCTGGTTACACCATCGTCAACCCGCGCGGTCGCCGGTACGCTTCAAGATGAGCAGACGATTCCCCGACCCTTGGCGCACTCTGCCAGCCGCGCCGTTCGTTTCGCGTTTCGTCATGGTGATATTAGCCGTGGGAGCGTTCGCCGCGCTTGCGTGCGTATTGCACTGAGAGCATAGAGGACAAGTTCCTCCAAACTTCGGCTGCTTGCTAACGCGAGCGGCCTTTTTCTTAGGTTAAAGTCGGTTCCATTCTTAAACAGGGCCGCCCGGCGTTTTTGAAAACCGAGTATGACGACAAAGACTATCAGCAGAACCATGACAACCCACCCACCGTGATTCCACATGCCGCGCTCCTAATTTGTCTGTTCTAGTACGGACACGGCATGGGCCACGCTATCCCAACAATACTTTCTGCCGGGGTTAGGCGAGAGGTTATTCACTTTCTCATAGTCTAGAACGTTATCGACTAGACGCTGCAATGCCGACCGCAGCCGGTCATGCTCACGGCCACACTGTAGCAGCCGAGATTCCATCTCCGTCCGGTCGAGCCGCGCCAATTCGGCTATGTCTATTCTTGCCACGCCAAACTCCTGCTCATTCAACCTGTGAACGCGGCAATCTCGGAACCGAGACGACGCGCCCAATCGTTGATGCTCTCGCCTTCCCGCAACTTCATGCGCCGGATGGCGTCGGCGGCTTCGACCATTAGCTCGCAGTGATCCTCCATCATGCCCTCGAAGTTGAGGCGCGGAAGATCGCTACCCTTGTAGTCCAAACACTGCTGCCGGATCATGTCCCAATGCTTCATCGTCTCGCCGTTGAAATCGACAAGATCGGCGGCTTTCATCCGAAGGCGCGTTTCAAGATTGTGGGTCAAAGTCGCTCCTCATGCTTTCGGCTTGCGGCGCACAAACACGCCTGGGCCAGCTTGTTTCCAATAACCGTAGATCGAGGCAGTCGAAACCTTGAGCTTCGCCGCGACCTTCGGCCCGCTCAGTCGCTTCTTGCCGTTGCGCCCGTTGAGATAATCCCCGACGAGCTTCACCCGTTCCGGCGTCATGTACAATTTGCGTCCCCACTTCCAATCCTTGCCGGCGCGTTCCTTGAGAACGGCGAGGCCAGCAGCCGTCCGTTCAGAAATAAGATCACGCTCAAAGCCGGCAATAGCACTGAGGATGCCGAAAAGCAGCCGCCCGACCGCCGTACCAACGTCGATGTTCTCGGTGAGGCTACGGAAGCCACAACCCTTCGCCAGCACACGGGCGAGCGTCTGGTAAAGCATCGGCGGGTTGCGCCCCATCCGGTCGAGCTTCCAGACGACGAACGTATCGCCATCGCGCAAGTCCTTGATAGCCAACTCAAGCCGTGGTCGGCGGTCGTTGCCCCCGGATTTCTTTTCCACATGAATGTTGTCGTCATGAACGCCTATCTTGTGGAAGGCTGAGATTTGCAGCGACAAGTTTTGATCTTCGCTCGATACGCGGGCGTAGGCGATAAATCGTGGTCCGATTGGCTGTTTTGACGACATTCGCGAACACCTATCAATTTATCAAATAGCCGTAACGGCCACTTGACAAATTGTCAAGAGTGCGTTTATTTAGGCTCACAAAGGAGCCCGCTACCGGAACCCTCGGCTCTGGATCTTCCGCTTCGGTCCCTTCTGGAATCCCTTCGACTTGATCTTGACGCGTCGCCGCTTCGGATCACGGTTGCGGGCGATCCGTTTATTCTTCCGCGCTATCCCAAGGTCACTGTGCTGGCCGTGGAGGCCTCGCACGCGCGTCTCGATGTCGTGGTCGTCGGCGGCCAGATAGATGAGATGATCGGCTGAGTTTGCCGGCGGGTCATAGCCGACATGGACCGCAAAAGAACTGAAAAGGAAATGCGAGAAAGCTGTATTGCTCGTGATGTAACTGGCGGATCGTGCCAATACCCAGATTGCGGGTGCTTCGATGCCGCCGACTATTATGAAAGGCATCCAGAAGAATTAGAACTGGATGAGATAGAGGATTAGCCCAGTCATTGGCTCAGTACGGTTTACCGCGTTCGCCATCATTAAATTCGCTTAGGCCGACAGCCGCAACGGCTAGAATTATCGCCACGATTCCCAATGCACTGAAAATCAATTGCATGGCTTAATCTCCTATCGTTCGATGATCGGCACCATTGTCGCGAGCAATGACGGTGGGATCTGATTCGTTGCGATGCATGGAGGCGTTGGTTTGCTTGCCATGCACAAGTCGGATTCTTTTATCTTCGTCAGCAATGCACTGGCCGGCGCATTGAGCATTGACGTCACCTGCTCGTTTATTTTCTGAGTGATGGTGTTGACCTCAGTCTGCATGGCGTCGGCCTGGGCGTTCTTTTGCTTCTTAGCCGTTGGGTCGGTTTCATTATCTGCGGCTCTACGAAGATCGGATAGTTGCTCTTGCCGATTTCCGAACATTTTAGTGATTAAATCCTGCCTCGCCTTCTCATAGACCTGCTGGACGGCATCGGCATGGTTGATGTCGATCGCGAAGGTCATTCGCGTGGCACCGTCGAATTGGTATGGGACCGTTATGCGCTTGCCTGGCACTGTGCGGCCGTCAGGTGTGACGGTTGGCGGCTCTTGGTAATCCCCGAGTTTACGTAGTGCGTCTGCGATGTTGATCACCTGCAGCACTGTGAGTTTGCCGGTGGCGTCCTGCTGGGCGATGGCTGGCGTTAGAGTTAATGCGAGCGTGGCGAAGGCGTATGCGGTATTCTTCATGTGGTTTCCTATTTAGATCGGTTCTGGATCTTGCGGGTGCCTTTTGGCGGCCATCGGTTTGCGGATTTAATCTTCTGTTTTGGTCGTTCGCGGCGTGGTGTCTCGATGTGGCGCTGGCGTTTGATTAGCACGCGGTCTGGATGCTGGCCGTGTTCGCCGTGCACGTTGGTTTTTATCTGGTGGTCGACGGCTAGGCGGTAGACGAGATAATTTGGGTCGTTCGCGTCTGGTCGATAGCCGATGATCTCACCGCTATGCATGATCTTCTTGCGGGCACCGAGCGGCGGATCGTGGTCGAGTTGGACCTTAGCGTCTCCGAAAAGACATTCGAGAAGGAAGCCTATCCGGACTTTTGCGGCCGCAGGATATTTTGCAAGCGGCGACAGCGCGCGAACCGTTCCCTCGCGCAGAATAAGCTGGTGTCGCGCCACTTCGATACGGACTGCGAGCGGAATGTATGGCCTAACGAGTCTCACCGACATTTCTCCAAACTCTCGCGTAGGGCCAAGGCAGTTATTTTCAACGAATCGATGCGTTGGTCGACATCATTGGTGGATTCTCCGCGGTCTGCTATTTGCGTGCGCACCTGCTTTTCGACGACGATATCGCGATCGATCCTGCGTAGGCGGTTCTCGATGCGATCCCGTGGCGTCATTATTGGCCACGCAATTCGGCCGTTCGGGTTTCCAGTAGTTTTTCAAGATCACGGCGTGCCTTCATCGAGACGCTGAGTTCGTCGCGCATGTCGCGCTCGCTGTTCCATCGTGCTTCGATATTGTCGGCATTGTCGGCGGCTATAATCCAATCACGGGCGAATCCCCAATATTCGACGCCGGTCTTGGGTTGGCCGTTCGGTGCTGCTGCCTGCTCGAGCTCGGCCTTGCGCTGGATTGGGGATTTTGGGTCGGAAACTGGGGTTTTCGTCCCTTTCCGACCGTTTTCGACCTTTGGCTCCGGATTGGCCGTGGCTGCGTTGCTGGTGCGTTTTGCTCGCTTGGCTGCCCTTCTGCCCTGCTTTGGCTGCTCCGGCTCCTTGGCGGCCTTGGCTGCCTTCCCTGGCTTGGACTTATTGGCCTTGATCTCGATGGTTCCACCGGCAGCCACATTGGCGAGCTCGGCAATCGCCTGGCCCGGCTTATGGCCTTCGGTCCTGTCGGTTCCTTTGAGACGCTCGTGGAGGCTGGGGTCAACGTCGCTGACGGTAATGGCACCCTCGGGCCCGATCGGATGCTCGACGAATTCCTCGGGGGCGTAAATGCCAAGGGTCGCGGTGGGAGCAAACATGCGGATCCAATCGCGGCTGGTGTCGTAGAAAAGCTGGACGTCCGGCTTATCCGACCAAAGCGGAGAGCCCTTGATCTGTCCTCGATCATTCTTGGCCGGCCGCGCGTCCTTGAGGGGCTGGGAGGTGTGAGTCCGTTCGATGCCATCGCTGCGCATCGTTCCCTTGACGGTGCAGGTGCGTTCGTCGCCTTCGCCTTGATAAGTGACCAATAGATCACCTTTGAGTTTGCCGGATTGCACCAGTAGGGCATGAAATAATTGGCTCTCAAAACATAGGCGATTATTCTGGACGTAAGTTTTATTCGCCACCATGTAAGGCGATAGACCAGCGCGGCTTGAAATGTCGAGCACCGCTAGACAGTCGCCAACATTGCCGCGGAGATGATCGGGGAGTGCGTTGCGGGCTTTGGCCATGAACTGCGCAAAGTCGATCTGCTGCTGCAGGTTTGCCGGCGCGGCGCCTGATGGTCCGACTGGTACGAGTTCGGCGCGGCGGGATAGCGGCGTGGCTGGCTGCTCTGGCTCGACGGTGGCGGTCACCGTCTCGACGGTCTGCTCATGCACAGGCTGGTCGACGTGCGTTTCGTGTTCGATGGTGGTTGTGTCAGTCATTGTTTTACTCGGCGGTTATGACGCTGCTGCATGGCGGTGGCCCATCGGCAATTCGTCGGTTCATAGTTTCCATATGGATCGGGATAGCGATCAAGTGAGAGGTTAAGCGATGGTTTTCTGCCCATATCAGCTAGAAAATTATCGAAAGACTCTAACCATCGGTCGCATACTTTAATGCCTGAACCACCGTACAATCTCCAAGCACTGTGATTTGGATTTGAGCAGCGAGACCGCATCTGAGCCCAAGCCTCATATTCAACTGTCTTGCCACCTTCCCCGTGCTTAAGATTGGCGCGCCCCCTCTCGACTTCTTTTTCAACACGGAAGCATCCACAGGATCTTGTTGGTCCTGTTTTATGGAGAAGTCTATTTGATGAGAGGGTTATTTTCTCACCGCAATTGCAGAGGCAATTCCAGTAGGTTCGACCTTTTCTAGGCCCGTCATAATTTATGACAGTTAGTCGACCGAATGTTCTTCCTGTTAACTCTACTCGGCGCATTATCGAACCCTCATAATCTCGATTTTTTCATCGATATCTTTCTGCGCCCGTTCGCTTAATTCAAAATACTCGGCATCTTCTCGATCACCTCCTGGTCCAGGCCAATGATCGTCTTTCAAACATTTCGCAAATATTTCTAATGCTACTTTGTTTTGTTTCTCGCCTCGTTCGAGGTCGCTATCTTTTAGTGTCACAATCCTATTGCAATAGGGAATTTTTTTTTCGACAAAAACAAGCGTGAAGGTTGGGTTGGCGATTTTAAGCAATGTGCGAGCAGCCTGCCGAACCAATGCTCCTTGCTGTACATAGCCACGGTCAGTGACTGTGCGCAGCAGATCATTCCACATGACGCTTTGACACGTCTTTAGATCAACAAAGTCTCCACTGTCGCCCGGTATTGAATCCGGCCGCGATTTCAACCAGATTCCTGTTTCTGTAGATTTCCAAAAAAATGACCGCTCGATCAGCCCATTGAGCGCGCCGGCCTGCACCAGCGGATTGTGTTCGAGCGAGATCACCATATTGCGGATTGAGATTACGTCCGCCTTGGTGAGTACCGCGCGGCCTTCCTTGGTGCGCGCGGCGTTCCATTGGCGGCAGACGTTTCGATTATTGTGCCACGGTTTAAGCACGCCATCGTCGTCTGGCCATTCGGTCGGCTGAATGGCGAACAGTTTGGAGAAAAATTGCTCCCCGAGCATCAGGTGATGGACGGCCCGTCCGACTCTGAAATGGGAAGCATCTTCTGGCTCGATGGCCTTCGGATTGCCGCGCCATTGGCAATAGAAATGCGCCGGGCTCTCGTTGAATATTTTGCGCAATCCACTCGATGAAATGCTCGGGCCGTCGCAGATATTGTACGCGTGATAAGCCTCTAGGCTCATGTTCGAGTAGATGCCTGGAACGGAAATTTGCTCGCCTGACCATTTTATTGACTTCATGCTTATCCGGTTTAGACG